CTCATATTTAACTACAATTTCTGGCGGCTCTGTAAACAATATTGGCTTTTTTGCAAAAAAACAATCAAGTATTTCTTCTATTCGATCATAATCCCAAAAAGGTATTTCCAATAAAGTCATGTTGTTTTCAATACACCATTTCTTCTTAACAAAATCACGCCTTATTGCCTTTCTGAAATTTATTTTGTCACCATGTTCTTTTTTTGAACCAAAAGAAACTGGACTATAATGCTGCTGCCCATGATACTCTATTAAACATTGTTCCTCTCCTCTTGCCACAGAAAAATCAAATTTACTATTTTTTATCTCAGACTTCTTAAATCTGTATTGATGTTCTTTCTCTATATTGTTTGATTCCAAATAAATTCCAATTCTTTTTTCTCCCTTAGATTCACTACAAAAAGGACACCCATTATTAGATCTTCCGTTAACTGTTGCTTTCCATTCATGATCAACATCACACTTCCACCAAACCATCTTGTGACTTCCAATTGTAACCTCGTTAGGAACAGAATTATCATTTTTATTCGGATGCCATTGCTTAACCAAATCTGGTCGTATAGTGGACAAACAATTTGATAGGACAACCTTTCTGCCAGCACAACAAGGACAACCTGTTCCGTTTGCTCGATCTCTCACCAATGCCTCCCATTCATGATCATCGGCAACATCACATTTCCACCATGCCTTATAAGCACTTCCAGACGTTATATCAGTTGTACTAATATTAATATTTTTATTTTTATGCCATTGATTAGCCAGCTTTGGATGTGTGGCGGACAAACAGTTTGATGGAACAGCTTTTTGTCCACCACAACAAGGACAGCCACTTCTTCCGTTTGATCTATTATTAGATGTAGACTCCCATTCATGATCATCGGCAACATTGCATTTCCACCAAAACTTCCTATTGCTTCCTGCCACTATATCATCAGCAGTAATATCTCCGTTTTTATCAGGGTGCCACTGTTTAGCCAAATCTGGGTGTGTGGTGGACAAGCAATTTGATAGGACAACCTTTCGTCCACTACAACAAGGGCATCCATTTCCATTGTTTTTTGACCTGCTACTCACTATTGCTTCCCATTCATGATCATCAGAAACATCACACTTCCACCATGCCCTTTTATGGCTTCCCGCTGTCACACAACTGGCAGTGCAATCATTTTTATCGGGGTGCCACTGCTTAGCCAAATCTGGGTGTGTAGTGGACAAGCAATTTGATAGGACAACCTTTCGTCCATTACAACAAGGACAACCTTTTCCTTCTGCCCTACTATTTACTGCTGCTTCCCATTCATGATCATCAACAACATCGCATCTCCACCACACTTTTTTGCAACTACTGCCAGCCGTTATATCATTGGCAGTAAGATCTCCGTTTTTATCGGGGTGCCACTGCTTAGACAAGTTTGGGTGTGTCGTAGTCAAACAATTTGATGGGACAACCTTTTGCCCCACACAACAAGGACAACCACTGCCATTAATTCGATTGAAAATAGAAGCCTCCCATTCATGGTCATCTCTAACATTGCATTTCCACCACACTTTCTTATTGCTTCCGCAAGTAAAATCTATTGGCTTTAATTTTCCATTTTTTTGTGGATGCCATTGCTTAGCTATAGGCGAGTCTTTTACTGTGTTTTTAATCTCTATCCTCACAGTCCTCTTGAGTCACGATCTTTTTAAGACCTTCATCAAATTCCTCATCTTCTGGCCATTCAAAGCCTTCTGGGATAACGATTTTTGACTTAATCATACTTCCGTCATCCATTGTTGTAACAAATTCATTTAAATTTCTTACACTAATACAGGACCAATGTGGATCATCTGGTATGTTCTCTCTGTCTGTGTAATAGAAATATTCAACCGTCATCTCGTAATCCTTATCAGCAACTTCTGACTCGCTCATGCCAGAAATTAAATCTTTCACCATCTCTTTAGGCACACGAACTGAATCCAGAAATACGGCACCGTGGAAGTTTTTCATTACGCTACATGCGGCAACCGCCTTGTCTTTCTTCAAAAGGTCGATAATATCCCATTTCATGTGGGTGTTAACGAAAGAGGCTTTAGCTTTATATGATGCCATGACCTGTCCAGGCTTTATTTTATTTCTTCTTACATCAAAGAAATACTCTTCAAAGTTTTCTTCGGTAATTATAAGTTCTTCTGTCATTTAACGTACCTCCATCAATTCATACAAAAAAGTTTTCTTCGGCGTAACTACAAGTTCTTCCATCATTCAACGTGCCTCCATCAATTCATACAAAACTGGCTGCATATCTATCACATCTGACTGGCGTTTAGCATCCATAGAAGTAAAGAAACATGGCAATTCATCCGACCATTTTTTTTCATCAAGACCAAGATACTCCATGAGATCGAACATGGTGAGTTGAATAGAGTTGTCATCTTTTCGAAAAAATTTGCACAACTTCTTTTCACTCATCCTTATGCCAGTGTCTTCCTCTCCTTGTAGGACAACTTTCCTTGGAGGACGTGAAGCTACCATTGTGCGAATGCGAGGATGCCCTTTAATATTCCAGCCTGTATCGGTTCGTTCGTGATCCACACGATAATATTTCCCCAAGTCCAGCATTGGCATTTTATCTTCATCATATTCTGGAGGCGGACCATCTGTTCCCCACCAAACCCTATCAAAATCAGGCTCCGGTTTCGTATGTCCAACGATCTCGATTGTGCGAGGCATTGTCTGAAAGTTGTCGAAGTAAATTTGCATGTGATAACCAATGCTGTCTTCTGGATTCATCTTCAGCAACTCCTCTATCTCATCCTTGCGGTAGCGTCTATGCCCGCCTGCGGTCTTCACAGGCTTAAGAATGCCTTGGTTCTCCAACTCAAACAAAGTGGTGTGCGACAATTTATAATACTGCTTAACTTCTGCGGGGCGTAAAAGCATAGTGCCTCCAAATTAGGTTTCAAGTATCTATGCTGCACATTATATTTTTTTTGACGGTTTTGAATTATTTTTGACGGTTTCAATAAATAAGGGGCGTTTTATTTAAATTTACGTTTAAATATCATCCCTTCTGATCCTCTCCTATCATAGTCAAAAATTCATCATCAGTTGGTGGCGGTTCAATTTTTTCATGTTTATGCACTCCAGGCTGCATTACCACAACCCTGAAATCACCGCTTTTGTCCACTTTCTTGCTTTTTCCGTATGCATTCTTTCCGTATGACTCTAATGTGTATCCCTTAAATCCTTGTTGAGGCGATGTGACCCTAACTCTAAGCAACTTTCCAGTCACAAATTCATCTTTCCAATTTTCATAATCATCATTCCATATTGTGACTTTTTCTTTTTCTTGATTTGCATCTTCCATTTCTGCCACCCAACGGAACCCTTTTCCGCTTCTGAAATCAACCCTTTGGAAGCTAATGACTTCTGCCTCTACTGGACCTACCGCCTGTCTTCCAAGAATCTCTGCCTCATGATTTAATTTTTCGAAAGTATTTCCTGGCTTGTAATTAGGACTTAATGTAACAAGAGGAATCCAACGAAATCCATAAAAAGCCTTTTCCGCTTTTTCTATATTTGTCAAATATTCCATTATTTGATCTTCAATATAAATATCATGTTCATCAGGATTGAAGTCTTCGATTCTGATTGGATTAAGCCTTTCTTTTTCAATCTTGTTTTCGAGTTGCATTTTGGATTTATTCATCTTCTTTATTACTTTTTCTTTTTCATGATCATCTCCAATCCTTTCAAAGTCTGCAATATCTAATTTGCACTTTTGCTGCGTCTTTTCGAATCTCTTCCTTCTGTCATCTCTTTTCTTTAGTTCTGTCTTATAATATTCATAAAACTTGTAAAGAGTTATTGGGTTAGTGTCTCCAAACATTCTAAGACAGATCAATGGCTTCAATAGATTCAATTCTGTTCCAACTCTATCCATAAAATCTTGCAAGGAAGTGTAAAGTCCATTTACATCTCTCTCCATTACAATCTTAGATGCAGGTACTTCTCCAATTCCTTTTATTGTTGATATTCCCTGGTATATTCTATCCTTGTCTTCGTCCTTTACTATTGCAGACACGTCACTTGATTTGTTTAGGTCTGCTCCCACAACACTGATTCCGAATGAGATTGCATCATTTTTATAATTCTGTATTTTATCTTCATTTGCTTCGCATTGCAAAATACCATTGAAAAATTCTAGGTGGTAATTCGCCTTTAGATAAAGAAGTCTGGCGGTAACGTCAGAATAAGCAACGGCGTGGGATTTGTTGAAGGCATATCCGGCGAAGGATTCCACTTGATCCCACAACTCTGTTACAGCTTCTTCTGTCCATCCTAAAGTTTTTTGTCCGTTTTCAATAAACATATCACGATACTTTTTGAAAACCGATACTTTCTTTTTAGAAATTGCTTTAATTAATGCATAACCATCTCGCAAAGGAATTAAACCAACTGCATTTGCAATTTGCATACACTGCTCTTGATATACAAGCGTTCCATATGTTGATCCAAGAATTTTTTCTAGGACAGGGTGAATTTCATACTTTTCACGACCACTAGCTCTGTTGCAATATTTTGTATGCATTAAATTCTCTAATGGTCCTGGCCGGTATAATGCCGTGTAAGCAACTATGTCATCAAAACTTTTAACGCCCCCAAAAGAAGCCAGTGAACGAATCCCGTCTGAGTCAAATTGAAATATTCCTTTCATTCTTCCAGCACTTCCCAAAGCCATTGCTTTAGGGTCGTTTAAATATTTCTTATCCGTCCAGTCTTCTTGTCCTGGCAAGGCACAAAAAGATTCCATTCCATAACGCTCTTTGATACTTTCCGTTATTTTTGCAACTTTGTCGATATTCGAAATAACCAACAAGTCAAACTTAATTAGTCCCATTGGTCCTAAATCTTGAGCATGCAATCCTTCTACCCAAGAAGATGTGACATTTCCTCCACTGTCGATTACTAATGGGATCAATTCATCTAATCTCTGATTAGCAATAATTAAACCACCAGCATGCTTTCCTCTACTTCTGTTTCTGTCGATAAGCCTACGTGCTGCCTCTGCCACATCTGGATGGTCTTCACAATACTGTTTTAGAGGTTTATAGACTTGAAGTGCAGTTTCCCATGTCATTAGGTCGCCTTCATCGTCTTTTAGCTTAATGCTTTTGGTGATATTCAAAACTTCATTTCGATCTAAGCCATGAACCTTAGCCATGTCAATCAATGAACTTTTGATTCCAAACGTATTATAACTTGCAATATTACAAACGTTTTCTTTTCCGAAGTGTTTTGGTGCCCAATCGTTTTTAAGATAATCCCTAACTGGTCTTAGGTAATCAATGTCAATGTCTGGGAAGTCTCCCATTTCTGTTTCAGGTTCTTCATCTACATTGAAAGAATGACTTTCATCAAGATCGAGCAATTCAACGATCATAAGATTGTTTTCGTTGGCTGGATACTTTGCGCCTTTGTCGTAGAGATCAAGAAAGTAGTCATATTCGCCCTTGGCTTCGACTTCCCACAATTCCTCCTTCATTCGCTTCTTGTGCTTATCATCCAGCATATCTTTAGCACGCATCTTTTCTTTGCATATATCTAAAAAACGTTGCTTACTCAATCTTCTTCTCCTTTTTCTTCACCTATAGCTCTTTTAATATAAACCATACCACATACAGAGGCTCAATGAAAGTTCTAGTTGTCCCAACCATACGTGAAAATTGCATTTTAGAATTCCTCAACTCCTGGGAATCAAGGAAAGACTGGGATGAAATCATAATAGTAGAAGACAACCCTACTAAAACATTCGACATCAACTGCAAATATCATTACTCTTGGAATGAAATTCATGAAGATTTACAAGATAATGCCTGGATAATCTCCAAAAGGGACAGTGCAATAAGAAGTTACGGATTCCTTAAAGCACACCAAATGGGGGCGCAATTTATTTTTACCCTAGATGATGACTGTTTGCCAGGGACATCTGAGCTTTTTTGCGAAGAACACATTGATTCAATCACAAAAGCTCCAAAATGGCGACCTTCTATTCCAGGCACAAGAACAAGGGGATTGCCATATTACAATCTTGGAACTTTAGATAATGTGGTCGCAAATATGGGATTATGGGAAGGAATACCAGATTGGGACTCGATACAACAGATTTCAGGCAGTATTCCAGATATACATCTGCCCAAAGATAACTACATCATCCCTAAAGGGCAGTATTTCCCTCTGTGTTTTTTAGAAAAACAATTAGTTACCAAAAGTGATGGAACTGTAATTCGTATTGAAAAACTAATTCCAGACAATGAAATTATAACAAACTCAAACGAAATACATCCAATTAATGCAGTTATAAGAAGTCATGTAAATAATAAAAAATGTCAAGAAATAAAAATAGCTGGCAGGAGACAGTCCATAAAAACCACCGATGATCATGAGATATTGACATTAAATGGATACAAAAAGGCCAAAAACATAAAAAAGGGAGACTTCTTAGCTTCTCCCATTTTAAAAAATTTCAAAAAAAACATACTATCTGACGATGAAATGTATGCAATCGGACTATTTTTGGCGGAAGGCAATTTCACAAAATCAAAAAAAATGAAAAACATTCACAATTTCAGTGGTGTTGCATTTTCTCTTCACGCAAAAGAAATTGACACACTTGGCAAATTTATTATAAATTTCTTAAAAACAAGATTCAACAAAGAATCTAAAATTAACATTTCAAACAACAAACTTCGAATTGAATGCTATGGAAAGCATATAGCTTTTTGGTTTTTCAATTGGTGCGGGCAATACTCTTATTCAAAAAAAATAAATTGTGATTTGATAAGATGTAAAAACATTAAAAAACTAATGTCTGGCTATTTTGCTGGAGATGGGCATGTTGGAACAAACAGAAATAGACCATATTGCAACTTAAAAACAATAAGTTGGGACTTGGCAAATCAAATTAAATATTTAATTTCTAGTTTGGGATTTTACTGTTCTTTAAATGAATATCAGCCAAAATCAAAAAACAAAAAAAGAGCTTATCAAATATCTTTATACGGAGATCAAGCAAGCGAATTCATCAACAATGTATTGGAAGTAAAAGGAAAATGGAAAAAAAAGAATGAAAGCACTCCATCAAAGTGGAGAAAAAATGATTCCTACATTTATTTTAAAGTAGAAAAAACATCAAATTTCAATCACAGTGGATATGTTTACAACTTAAACGTCAAAGACAATCACACATACACCATAAACAATTGTGTTGTTAAAAATTGTGGCATGAATTTGGCTTTCAGAGGATTTATGGCTGTTACATCCTTCTTTCCTCTAATGGGGCAGGACAGCCCTTACAGGCGATTTGATGACATATGGTTTGGCATAATATTTAAAAAAATATGCGACCATCTTGATCTTTCAATCTCAGTGGGACGACCATTTATAAATCACACAAGAGCCAGCACCCCTCTTGTGAACTTGGTCAAAGAAGCTCCTGGGATTGCTGCGAACGAAAACTTCTGGGAACTTATAGATTCCATTCAATTGACTGGCGAAGGATTTCGGACAGGACCAAAGAAATGTATCATAGAGATAGGGAAAGGATTAGAGGAATCCACTGATGAATATTTCTCTAAGTTAGGACGAGCAATGCAGATATGGGCGGATTATTTTTAAAGATTGCCCAGCCATCCATTCGACAACGAAATATGCTTGCTCCACGATGTCATGATGCTCCGCTTTATTCTACATGGAACTCTAGAATCCCCTGGATTTTCGTCTTCCATGTATCGAGCCCAATCATTTTTCAAAGAGGTGATTGCAGGAGCAGTATGTGCTTCATAGAATGATGTCGCCCATAAAGATGCCCATCTTATTTTGCCCATAACTGTCTTTCTGCAAATAATAGTAAAGATTTGTTAATCCATATAATATGGATCTACATTGTTTGAAATATCTTCAATTACTTCTGCATCTATTTCCGCTACTATCTCTCTAGCAAGGACTTCAGATAATTTGGCTGCTGCATCAATATTATGAACCGCTCTAAGATCTTCCTGTGCTTCTCGTGACCAAACAGCTTTTAGCTTTCGGCTTTGTGGGGCTACAGGAACTACGTCTAGATATGGATTGTGATAAAAACTATGTACTCGAACCTCAGAATCGTAAACGCTTGATGAAAAAGCTAATCCTCCTTCTTCGCAGTAACCTGTCCATCCTTGAAGAAGATTTTTGCTCACTTCAAAAGCAGGATTGTCAAAAGGAATTTTAACTTCTTTTTCTGGGTATGTTGGCATCTCCGAATAACGAGAAACGCCCAACACCGTTCCATGATATACGTCACACATAGGACAATCTACGTGTTCTGCAAATGAACGTAAAATTTTGTTAATCAATTTCAAAATCCCCTAAAGACTTCACAGACTTATAATCTTCTTCTAGTTCATAAGTCCACTCCATTTTTAATTTTCTCGTAGTTGCGACTATTTCTTCTGACTCTATGAAGAGTTGTATCTCTGGAAAGTAGTGTTCTTCTGGCAAATCCAACCCTTCATAAGACGACCAGCCATCAATCAAATTTCCTCTTGTTCCTCCGTAATTAAAATCATATCCTACGCCCGCCCAATTATCAACATTGAGAACCTCTGTTTGGAAAGAATATAAAATGTTGGTAATCATAAACAACAAGCCTTCATAATCTCTAAGTGATCTTCATTTATATAATCGCACCATGACGCCTCGGCTGACCATACTGCTCTCCATGCCAAATCTTCTCTCGAAATTCTGTGTCGAAGGAGAACAGACTCTTCTCCAACATATCTTCTCCAAGACTCTAGCAAGACAGGCATCTCTCCATAAGGATAATCCAAAGTCAATTCATTGTTCAAATTTTCAATATCACCTCGAATTTCTTGCATAACTCTCCCATGATCCCTTCAAATACCATACTGCGTTAACCACTTCATCTGGTGCGGGAGCTAACATCCAAACAACTCCAAACATTGTTCTAGAAGGTGAAAATTCTTCTCCCATATATCTTCTCCAGGCATCTGCCAACCTAGACATCTCCCCAGAATGTCCCGCCAATATTTCACTGATTTCTTGCATAACTCTCCCAATCATCCAACATAGTGTGAGGGCGTTTTAATTGATCTAATACGTCCAAGTATGGAGTATAAACACGCAGGTAATCTTTAATACCGAAATGAACCCTTGTATGTGGCCTAACGGCTTCTCCATTATAGTCTACGCCAGGATCATCCCAGCGATCTATCACATATGTTATGTTGCCTGTTTCTACTGCAACATTGTCTAATCTAACTAACATGTTTTACCCTGGCCATGGAGGACAATTGTGATCTTTTAATGACATGACAGCTTCTTTTAGATCTTCTAAGGCGAATTCACCCTTTTCTACATCTTCATCTTTCACAAAACAACAATAACAACTAATTCGAACCTTGTCGTCTTCCGTTGGATGTAATTCAATAATTCCACGGCTATAAGGTCGTGGCGAGTTCTCATCGCCTTTCACGCGAACTCTAATAACCTTTGTGTATTCGCCAGTGTCTTTGCCTAAAGCTCTTAGCATTGCTCCTGAAGAGTACCATGCATCTGCAAGTTCATGAACATCATAAACTGGTTTCTCAAGACCATCCAAAGCATTTAAGATTTCTTCATTTGTAATCATAATATTCCACCTTTATATCCCTTTCATTATACGAATCATATTCTCCACATAATCCTTCCAAGAAAGATATTGTGGATCAAATATGTTTTCATATGATTCGTCTATGTAATTGCACCAAGATTGCTTGCATGTCCTGACTGAAGCATCTGCTCTGCTGATTATACCAAAAGGATGAGAAGCAACTTCGCCATCTTCATACCTCTTCCAAGCAATTGTCAACTTTCCAATTTCTTCAAGCGGATATGGATATGGATATGGAAACACGTCAACATCTGAAATTGAATCTACTATGAACATTATTGAACATACCTGTATTTTAAATAAAAAATAGATGCAGCATTTTTTAACGGCTGAACATCAACAATCTTGTTCGCAATAAGTTGCGGATAGGCTCTGCGAACAGGAATGGAAATTCTATCAAAACATCCAATTCCGTATTCTTCTTCTAAACTATCCTCATTTATATAATTACACCAAGAGTCTTTGATCAAACTCCTTTTGCTGCCAAAGGGCGGGAGTGACTTTTCTTCTTTTTCAAAATTAGACCAATCAGAAATTACATTTATTACGATTGGACTGTTGTATTTATTTATTTCACTCATGATTGAGTATCAGTTGTGGATAAACTCTACGCATTAAAGGCAATGTAATGCCAATGCACCAAATATGATAATTCTAAATATTCCATAATTCATAACTCATTCTGGGTATAACAATTCTATGATTTCATAATAATCTTGATCTATAAAATCGCACCAAGAACCTCTAATCGACCATGATGAACTGGTATGGCTCGCAGTTTTTTGTGCTTTGTCGCATTCCTCAAATCTACTCCAAGCATACATCGCACTCGTTATGGAGGAGGACTTAAACTCCAACACACATGTGCTCCACTCTCCAAGAAATATTTCATAGCAGGGATTAATCATTTAATTTTCCCTCCATATAACTTTCCCAATTGTCTATAATAAAAACATTCTTTGGCAACGTATAGGTGCAAAAAATGGGATCACAAATAAGTGTTCCCCATGCATGAACAGATTCATTTATAGAGGCGAGTGGCAACCGGCTACGTGGAACTCCCCACCAATATCTCGCCACATCTCTCGCCGCTCTCGCTTCCCGCTTCTTTCTTCTTCTACGAGTTGAATTAACCATCTATATAAGTTCCCCAATCTCTCAGAAGCTCTTTCATTGAAAAATGCGGTCGCCATAACGGATTCGGTCTTTCATTAATGGAATATCTTTCCCATCCGTTAATTTGACAAAGTATACTGCGTCTGGATTGAGAAAGAAGACTGCTATAACGATAACCATAGTCATCGCATTCAAAAATCATCAAAGCTGCATGCTCTTTAGTTTCGCGATTCGTTTTTTTATGTTCATTATGCAATTGCTCTACACGACGAGCCTCCCGCTTCTTTCTTCTTCTACGAGTTGAATTAACCATCTATATAATTTTCCCAATCGTCCATAATTTCTTTTGTTAGATTGTTGGGATGCCTTTCATTATCATGTCACTCACTGTTCCGCCCACCATAAAAAATGATTTTCCTCACCAACATACTTGCACCACGAATTATTCAGCGACCAGGAAGTCCGACTTGCTCGCATAGCATGAGAAAATAAAAGACAATCATTCTTGCTAAATATGCACCAAGAATACATTGCTCTACTTGTTGTCATCACTCATCATTCCATTAAGATCATCTGCCAATGACTCAGCCAATATCCACCCCAAAGCATTTGGTCGCAATCTGGCAACGGGGGAAATGACATCTGCTCTGTCTGTGAAATGCGGATCTAAAGATCCTTGCTTCCATAAATCAGCTACAGTAACGCCATAATAAACTAATAATTTACGCCCCTCGTATGTCGTACAATCTTCGTACTTAAGCTCAATCATTACGACATTACCTTCCTCTTTTACTGTAATGATTTCGTACTTATCAGGATTGGGGTTTGGAGCGGGCGCAGAAACGCCGGAAGAAGATCTTCTAAATGGACCGATGCCCATAATACTAGCCCTTATTAGCAATGATGATTTTGTAGCTCGACACATTAGGCAATCCCAACATATCTCTAATCTCACCTATTGTATCAGAATATGCATTTAGCCAAAAGTGATCTTTGTCTGAATGTACATAATTTTCATATTCAAAGGAAGTCTTCTTTCCCTCTAGATTACCCCAATTGCCCTGTATTTTCTCGGAGTCAGAAACGACTATATGAGGAGGAGCGGTTGGAATGGTGTAAGAAACGTTCTTAGGGATAAGCTTAACATAATATTCAACTATATCCTTGTCTACCTCGACAACGACAACAGGGGGCTTCTTGAATCGCAAGAAGCCCACAGACTTATGCCTCACTGATTCACTGAACAGCCACTCTTTGAATTTCATCTTTAAAATTATCCTGCTTGGGTTTGCTGCCTAAGAAGATTTACGTATCTCATTCTTTCGCCTGCGTCTGGATACAAAGTCATAATTACATCTCCCAAAATCTTAAATCTCTGATTTGGATCGAGAGTTGATGCCTTTGCCTGCAATTGTGATAAGAAGTAATCTTCTTTAGCTCCCATGGCTCCTACGCTTTTGTTTGCGTAACGCATGTCGTTTTCTGGTGGAGCAGCTTGAGCACCAGCAGGTGCAGCCCCAGCATTACTTGGATTTTGCCCTGTGGAGTCTAATTCTACGATATGTTGTTGGAAACTTTTCATACACATATCTAGCCTATTGACTAAATAAATACATGAAATTCAAACTGTGGCTAGAAAATACATCAAAATTTCGATACATCGGACAATGTGACCGATTGAGAAAATGTGGTGGAGAGGATAATTGGCAGGAAATGATGGCTAAAAAACAGCCTGTCACAAAAGAAGAATTCGAATCTGCCTGCGATGTGTCTCCTTTATTAGATGAAGACGAAACATTAGATGGCTGGCTATCAGGAAATAAAGATCACGCTTTCTTCAAAAGTGTGTGGGAAAGGAGCCCAGCCTACTTCATTCAAACCCATGGGTTTGAATTCATATTCTCAACTTAATCCTTTATATACAGCCTCAATGTCGTCAGAGATAACACCCCAATCCAAATCTCTCATTGTATCAAAGCCATTTTGGATCATATTGTAATACCTCACCTTATCTTCGTATAGGGCGTTTATATTTTTAACAATCAAATCAGGATCTCTTTCGTCCAGCAGAACACAATTGTCATCTGTGGCGTATTCTTTAGGACCACGAGAGTTGACGCCCACAACTGGCGTTCCTAGACACATGCTCTCCGCTATAACACGGCACCATGTCTCAAACTTGCTTGTGTGTAGCATTATCGTAGATGAAGCGATTAATTCGCACTTTTCGGCAAATGGTGGATCAAAGAAAAACTCATCGCAAATTAAATCATCATTCTTCTGAGCAGCTACCAATCTAGTGTTCCATCCCTTCATCCTCTTGAACACTTCCTGCATCAATGGAATGTCTTTAAGAATGTTGAAATACGAAGCCAAAAACACTAATGTGGGGCGTTTAAAATTTTTATTTAAATCGCTATGTTGGTTGAACTTGTCGAAATCAATTCCATATGGAATCTTAACCACTTCACAATCATGCTTAGCCTTAAGAATCTTCTTCAATGGCTCATTATGCACAATAAACCTTGTCTTGTCATAAAGCCTGTCTATTATCTCATTGAACTGAGGCTGTATGAGTTTGTCATACATCTGACAGAAGTGAACTGTATTGTCATGCTTAATTAACTCCACCTCAAAAAGAGACGATAACCCAGCACTTACAATCAGGTCGTATTCAGAAAAGTCTCTTTCAGACAAGTCTGTCTTGTCTTGCTTTAGGACTCTATTTTTAAAATGAATTAAAGGATGTTCCCATTCTTCGCAGTTTGATTCGCAGGACGCGAACACATCCACTTCGTGACCACACTCTTTGAGGATTGATATGTTTTTGTTGATCCCTCTTGTGCCACCAGAATTGGCAAGGTCATTTTGAATGAAGGCTATTTTCATAATCTAAATTAGTATTTAAAATAAAAAACGCCGACCATCTACAAAGATGGTCGGCGTTTATAGTGGAGATGGAGGACATCGAAATCCTCGTCCTTAACTACAAACTTCACAAATGTCTACGTGCGTATTTCTTGTTCAATCTTACCTAGTCACAGCACAAGAACAAAGCTGTTTTAAGGCCAGTAAAATCTAATCTTACTCAAAGCGTATTCACAAGACTTTGAGAGTAGTCAATTTTTGCGACAAGACTTCAGACCCCATTAACTAAGGGTTCATTGTCCTGGGTTACTTATTTCTAAGCAGCCATTGAAAAATTTTCATTTGTAACAAATAAAAATGTAAGCCAGATTTTTAAGTGGCCATCTGGCCAACCACTGCACGCAATTTGTGGGTTAAATAGCAAGTCGAAACCAATTCATCCCCTTGCTGAAACCGCCGAAACGGTTTCGTTACTCATCCTACACATGGCAGGTGAGCTAATCCATCGAACGATCAATTGAATTCTTTGCAATACGACGTTCAGCCCTATTGGTAATTCTCTTGGTATTCTCTGAATTATGTTTTCCTTGTTTTGTACTAGGACAATTCATTCCAGAGCCATTGCCGTAACGACGACTCCAGTAATCATATCCTGGTCCTTTGCTTCCCTTATTAGTTCTGCTCATATATTAAGTATACTCCACAGTCGCTAATTTGTCAATAATATTTAATCGCCACGAAAAAGTTCGTAAAGTAACCTTACTCCAAAAAACGCCATAAATAACCCAAGAGTAGAACCAAGTATTGCAAATGGAATGTCTCCAGAAATGCCTATACTAACAGCAGACCATGCCATGCATGACCCTACAATAGTCAAAAATATTGATGTTACGTAACTCGCTAATTTGTCCATCCACCCTGCCCCACCTGCTCTGTTGGCTCTGTCTGCTCCACTGGCTGGCACGTAGGATTACTCCACACCCGCTCTGTCTGCTCCATCTGTTCTATTTTTTGCTCTAGATCTTCAATCTTGTTTTCATTTTCTTGAGCCATATCGCAACCTCTCCAAATGCACAAAAACAAGATGATAAAAATTATGCATCCACAACCGCCACCATCAGTTTCATCACTCATTGTTGGTTCCTCCTATAAAATTGCACCAACCCCTGGAACCAGGAGTTGGTGCCGATTCTCGCTTGCGGTGAGCATGCGAGCAAGCTAGGCATTGCACCTAACCCATTCTTACTTTGAAGCCACAAGCACCTGCCCTACAATCATGCACGCCACAACCCCTATGTGATGATAAAGGTTGTACCAAAGATGATACATCTCACACCAAAACATAGATGTTGGCTCTGTTACTGGCACTGGACATATAAAGTACAACCAAATACCATAGAGAAAGCCAAACAAAATTAACAGCAGTCCTACCAATTTCATTTTATTTCCTATCTGTTTCTTTTGGAAGAAGTTCCATTGTCTTTTTAGCTTCTTGAACCTCTGCGTGCAATGCATCTGTAAAACTTTTAATAGATGCATCCATTTCTTCTTGAGTAAGCATTCTAGATTCTGGAATTTCTGGGGCAGGAGGAATTGGACCATGTGCAACAAAATCATCTGGCACAATCTGACTAGAAACTGGGGTAATGACTTCTGGCTCAGTAACCTCTGCTGGTCTACAACCACACACACACAAAGTTAACATAACGATAGCAAAAATTCTTTTCATCACAAAACTCTCTCATTTGTTTGTAGGAAGTGACGACCGCTAGGAAGGAGGTCTTGCGGTCGTCACCGAGACTGGCGAGCATTGGGGGGGCGGGTATGCTCACTGTCTCTTTTTTTGTTTCATCTATCAAACTCTAGTAAGATTTGGCAAACTTGTCAACCTGAATAATGCTCTGATTGTCATTATCGAGGTATTTCCCATCAACTTTGCTCCAAAAACTCTTTGATCTTCTGTCCCAGCCCCGTCCATGGTCGTTTTTTTTAAGATATTTTGTTCGATACAACTCGACCAATTTTTTGCCTATTCCCTGTTCTCTGTACAGTGTGGTGACAAAGATCATTGGAAATCCGTAGTAATCTTTAGACCTAACAAGCCATCCGACAACATTTTCTTTGTAAACGCACACAAAATATTCGAATCTGGAAGGATCGCCCTTAACCAACGGCTTAATCAGCCCCGTTTTGAGCGAAAGGCTGTCTGCCAAAGCACTTACGCCACCATAACAGGTTAGGTCTTTTGCTTCTAATGGTCCATAAAATTGGCGTTTTCCTGTGGTCATACTCCATTATACTTCATAAAATGGGAATTGTCAGAAGATTTATGTCAGATAAGTGATTCTCGGTCAATAGTCAAGGAGAAGAAAGTGAATAAGTATGAATTCGTATTGGCTTACGCCGATAAATTAGCGGAACTCAACAATCAGCATATCGGTGATGAAGGTTGGCTGATGGACGAGTTAAGCAAACTTTCTGACTATGCTTACTTGGGGGAGGAAGACATAGAGATTAAGGATAAAAAGGGAAATGATTGACATTGTACTTATGACTCTTTTGATTGCTGGAGCAATAAGCTTATGTATCCTTACGATTTTGAAGAAGGACATAATGCCATTCATAATAATGTTTGCGATGGTGTGGATTTTTCGTTTAGGTTTCACACCCACTCCTCCACCTCCGCCAGAACACCCCCCTCATCCAGGCTTTCCTTTTTTGAATGCAGAAGATTTTGACGATTATGATAAAGGCGACAATTAACAATTGACGATTAAGGAAAATTAAATGAACAAAATGAAATACCTCTACTACAGCACATTACACGATCTAGGAATTGACGAATGGGCAATTCCAATGTTTGCAATAATTCTAGTGGCAACACTAACAATTATTTACGTTGCAAAAAAAATTTAAGTCCCATTAGGATGGACATACCAATCACCATCTGATGGACAAATTCCAAAATCATACCAAGAAGATATTCCAAATGGATCTGCTTGGATTTCACCTGTGCAAGTAACAGATGCAAAATTTCCAGAAGCTCCACGTATCGGGTCCGAAGGACTACAGCACCCGCTACAGGGATCATCTGTGTTGTTGATCAACAAGACCTCAAGCGTACACCCCGAAACATCAACAAGCACATGGTACTTTCTATCGTCCAATGCATTGCTGCATCCTCCAGGCGAACCAAACACATCGTCTACAGAACTCCATATTTCGTAATCTGTTCCACTACAATCAAAAGCCCCTTGATATGTAACTTCGTACCTTGCATTGAGATAAGTAGTGCAAACAGAGCAGCTTCCATTTGTAAAATTACGACCCTCTACATCAAATGTGATTGGCCATTCGCAGGATGGAGATCCACAAACCTCTTGATCACAGATGGAAACTTTAGCACTAAAATCATCCCACGTAATAGAAGTCGCGGAAGGGTATAGTGACACAATCCCAACATAAGTTCCCGTAGTTGGAAACATAGCCCCTGTTGTAACTTCATCTATTTCTAAACTCCCATCAAGCCACACTTTTATTGTTCCATCATAAATTCTGCATCTTAGATCAAAAGTTGAACTTGAAAGATTTGACGTTGACGCAGAATAAATTGATGTGTATTCGTATCCAAACATTCCGTCAGCAACAGAAGCAACCTGAACCTCCCAATCACTTCCCGAACATTCATTAGTTACAATAACTGCTATGAAATCTGGGCCAGTTCCAGTCCCTCTAACAATAATTCCAGATGGGCATGTAGACGAATTAGATATTGTTGCCGACACATCATGATCAACGCATCCAATATCAATCCAATATCCATTATCGTCCAAACCAGGAAATGCTGAGTCTGACTCTGCCTTATTACTTTCAATAGTAGTTGCATCATCCTGAACAGCAATCCAATCATGACCTGAATCAGTTGTATGAGCCGTAAGTGCAGTTCCGTTTGAATCTGTGAATGAATCTGTAATTTCCGCACAATCACATACAGTATCGCAACACCCACAACAATCAAAGCAAGATGTGTCTCCTGTCAAATTAAACAAACCATGCTTATTCTGAAGTCTATAAAATGCTTTGAGCCTAGACAACTCTTGTTGCCTCTTTCTCATGAGGATTTTACGAGCCATCAATTTACGAATAGGAATTTTAGTCATACAGATATTTATTTACTATAATATATAAAATAAAGGAGTTTTAATATGAAACGAGATACATCAAACAGCATATTAGGTGGAGTTTGCTCTGGTATTGCAAATCACTTCAAAATTGATACATCATTGGTACGAATAGCGTTTTTGGCTGCATTTTTGTTTGCAGGAGTTGGGCCATTGCTTTATTTACTAATGTGGGTAATAATTCCAGCAGAGTAGAAAATAATAAAATTACTAGATTATATACAATAAATCATCTTCAATCCAAATAAGGTCGAAGCAGGAGAAAACAAATGTCAGAAGAAAAATTCCCATCCTTTAACGAATATATGAGTTCGACTGGAAAAACATTGGAAAAAGCACCTGTAGAAAAGGTTGCTGATTATAAAGGTCCAAAACCAAACAGCCCACAAAAAAGTGGTGCATGGCCAGAATCAGCCGACAGTAAGGGCAAAAAGAAGCCTGCGGGCTCGCCAAGCCCATATTCTGGACCTGGAACAGATCCCGGTTTGGCAAAAGCCGAAAAAGGGTTTGGAGACGAAGGAGACAAAAAGCTTATTTACACTCCTGGCACAGAAGCCGTAACTGACAAAGAAGGCGGAAGCAAGAAGTCAAGTTGGCCTAAAACTCAAACTGAGCAGTTCATTGATGCTACCAAAGACATGTCAACTCAGGAATTCACCACTTTCATGGCGGAAAGAACCACTCGTGGCGGAATAGAATTCGAGGCTGTTAAATATGTTGCATCCAATCCAATTGCACTTAAAGACCTAATTAGAGAAGCTAAAAGAGCCGGGAGCTTGGGAATCGTTGCAGAAGCAATGCTTTCTGTGCCAGACGCACACTCCGCTCTAGTCAAAGCTTTGGCTGAAAACGAACTATTGAAAGCTAATTTTGTTGAGGCTCTTGAAGTAAAAATGCTTGAAGCCGTTGGACCACCTTTACATAAAGACAAAGAAGATGAAGATGATGGAATGGGAGATGTCCATGGCGATGATGACACCATGGGAAACGGACCAGAAGATGATCATGATTTAGATCACGAACATGATGACGAAGATGAAGACGATGATGACGACCTTGACATGGATGGCGAAGATGAGGATGATGGCGATCTTGATCTTGACGGTCCTGAACCATCACCAGATGAAACATTGGATGGAGGAGAAGGTGGTCCACCCATTGACGACGAAACAATGACAAAACTAAAGAAGTTTATGAAGGGTCTTTAAGAGGCTCAATACAACTTACACGTAAGTCAAACGGCGATATGTAACAGTCGCCTACTCTGTAATCAGCGTAGGCGACTGTTTTCTTTTGTATATACAGTTTAACATTGCACTCGTCATTGCTGCGTAGCTCCATGTAATAAACTCGTTTATCATCTTTTCTATACTTTTGATCTTCTGGCATGTGAAAACTACTCTTCACAATTTGACCTTCATCAAATTCAATGTAAGGGCCACGACCTCCACATACCACCCTATTACACCCTGTGGCTACATGAGTTCCGCCTTTGGTGTAAAACCTCCAAGAGCATCCTTTAATTGGAATTTGTAACCTGTCCTCGTAATCTGTCATTTTTCGCACCCTACTGGGTCGATATTTTTATATCTTAATTTGATTGATTTACCGCCCCTGGCTTCGCTCAGGAAGCGACTAAACAAAAGGTCATGTTTGATTGGGTCGATGTCAGTAATGCCCAAACAGTAGCATGTGAGAGCGCCTACGGCTGAATTATGCACTAGACAGGTTGAAGTTAGATAATTATGCTCATCTCCCTCAACGGTTAGGTCATAAACCGATGGAATTACAGGCGGAATTGTCTTTTTCTTCTTAATTCTTAGCAAGTACCCCCCACTTTCAAGTGGTTGAGCATACTCCTCATTAATTTCATTTTTCAATATGTCAACCAAATGCTTTGACTCAGGGCAGAAGACCCAATCTCCTTCCTCTATATCATTTGCCTCTTTCCATTCCAACTCTTTGTCTGAACTTTTGGTAGAAAGAACTTTGTGATCTTTGGTAAAAGTAGCACCAATAACATCTCCATAAAAGCATTTCAGCTTAATCATCTCTTCCTTGTTCGGATATTTCAATACATCAACAACTTTTACGACTTCTCCTTTACGATTAATGACTGTATCCCCAATTTCTACAAACTTAATCTTCTTGTAGTTTTTAATGCTTTCTATGTAGATGAATGTATCTGGAGACAAGCATCCTCTGCCTGGACCAACAGCTTCGCTTCCGTCACCCCATCCAAGGATCTGCGGAGAAGCACGACGGGCTTCATCGGTCATTGCCTTCTGTATCAAAAAGTAAGAAGAAAATCCCTTTCTGCATATCAAACTATACTCTTCTTTAATTCTCATTTGATATTTTTTAGTTTTAGGAAGTCCACGGAATTTAAAGCCTTCCATTACAACATCCTTAAGTTTTTCATTAGCGTCATCAATGTCTGGCAGCTTGAGAGTTCTATCAAGATTAACATCAACCATTTCGCAAACCTTGACTGTATTCGCCTTAGCTTGTTTGAAAAGATCATAGTCAATTATGTCTGAGTAATCGGATTCCCATTTCTGATTTAGCTCATCTTCCGATTTCATCCAAAGATTCTGGTCCTGCAATTCGAACAGATCTTCCGCTTCTCCTGCTGCGACCTTCCTCTCAACTTCCTGAATTGTGCTTTTTTGATTTACCATCAACGAAAGCCTCTGGTAGTGAGAATCCTCTGGGTTGCAGTAATGGCAGTCGTTTGTGATGATTAAAGGAATTCCATACTTGTCGTGCGCTTTAAGAATAAATGCATCGTATGGCTTTTGCTTTTTAAAATCCAACAACATAAGTTCTAGGCGAAAATTTTCACCAAACATACGATGATATTTTTCTACCATCCTGAAGGCAGCTTCTTCGCCAAATTTGTCAAAGGCTTGTCCAATCTCGCTCAAATAACAGCACGAGGTGAACATGATCCCTTCTTTGTGTGCCATTATTTGCTCATGATTAACTCTTGGCTTATAATAAAACCCTTCAGTCCAGCCCCATGATGTAAGACGAACAAGGTTTTTATATCCTTGATTAGTATAAGCAATTGCCAAAAGATGATAAGACTTTCTTAATTTATCGGATTCGCCTTTGGCACTAAATTCTTTCTTCCTTTCATCCCAATCCATTTTTGCTGTTTGGTATGGGCTAAGGTAAAGCTCGCAAGCAAAAATTGGCTTAATGCCATTATCGTCACAAGCTTTTACCTGTCTTGGAATAGCAGCCATCATTCCATGATCTGAGACAGTCAAAAATCTTTGATTGATCTTTGTCGCTCGAAGCGCATATTCTTCTGCCGTTCCATATCCGTCAAGTAAACTGAACACAAAAAATTTTCCCAAAATTTTCTAATGGGGGTGGACTATCTCTTCGCCATAACATTAAGTCTTAGGCGCTGGACGCTCTTGCCTGTAATTAAGAGGGCTTAACCTCTCAGGTAGTCTCTGCACGTTCCTAAAGTGTACTTTAGGCTTCGCTCAGGATTGCCCTCGACTTTACGTTAGGGGTTCCCTGAATTCATCCAGTTTTCTTAGCAGCTTTCGCAAACTAAGCGACCTCAGTTAATCGGTGTGTAAGTGGAGATTTTCAAAGCCACATATTTCATGTCTCATAAACAATTCCTTTACTATTTAAATAAATTTCAAATTCTCTTTCATCATATTTGCCACTGTACATCATTCATACATTATAAACAAAAAACGCCCCTAATGCTAGGGGCGTTTTAATTTTATTTTTACGACAAGTTTTAATTTTATTTTTACGACAAGTTTTAATTTTATTTTTACGACACTTTTTGCGACAAGACTTTTTTCAACAAGTCTTACATTCCATCTAAGTCAGATATTTTTTTGAATCTTGGTCGATCACAGTTCTTATGAATTATTCTTATTTCTGGTGCGATTTCTTCCCACTGTCTTTTGCTCAACTCAGAAATATTAGATATTCCATATCGCAGCATTATCATATTTCTTACCTGTTCGGCAAAATTTCTTTTATTTCGGGTTATCAACCAGTTGTTTTTCATTCAAGGCTTAGGTTCCTTCTTGCATTTTCCCATCAAAAACTATTGGCTTTTGACTTTCATCAAACATAATCTTTTCTTTTTCCGCTCTATCATACAATTCTTTTTTCTTAGCGGCATATTCATCATACTTAACTTTAAATTCTTCTGACAGAACTTTCATTTCTTCGTGAATTGCAGAAATATTTTTAGAGAACAAAACGAACTCATCGCTCAAGACATCATCTATGTTTATCATCGCTAATACATCATCCATAATTATTTTCGCTTCTTAACAGATTTTTTAATTTTTTCAATTGTTTCGAATCCTTTCTCTCCCATAATCCCATCCATAAAACCATATTCAACAGATTCATCGGCAGTGATCCACCAATCTGTGAAGTATCTCATTTTCTTATCTAGGAAGTTAAGTATTTGCCTGTCAGACATTTCTGAGAAGTAATCAGTTTCCTTGCATCTTTCCAGATAAATTTGCAGCATCTTCTTGTTCGCTCTTTCATTCCAATCAATAGTAGATTTAGCCGATGTAGAAATTTCGTCCACGGAAATGCTTCCATAATGGATCATAAAATCTGCTGTTGGCATTATGACTCGCTTATCAGCCGCTTGTGGTATCACACTACTCATAGATTGCGCATGAGCATAAGCTATCAAGGCTATTGGGCATGGCGAAACTTTTATGGCATCGTAAATAGCTATTCCATCGTTCCACTCTCCCCCAATTGTGTGCATGTGAATTACAATCGGATCATTACTCTGCCTTTCCAAATGGTGCAAATTTTTTATAAAAGTTGTTGCCATTCTATATTCAACTCCAGGTTCTTCGCTTTCCTGGTAATACCCATGCAAGTATACCTCCCTTGAAGGGACATTAACATTCACAGTATGAATATCATGCAATAAATCTTCCCGTTGTTGGAACAACTTCTTTTTATCACGACCGTTAGCCATATAATTCACCTCCTACATATAGTTATAGTAGGATATTTAAAAAGGTGAATTAATAAAATCAAAAATCACGTAAGTCGTTTACAGCACACAACTTACGCTATATATCTTCACCTTCAAATTCCTCTCTTGTAAACCATGCAACGTCTTTATCTGCATCCTCACCTGTAGCGACACAAACAAACTCTTCACCTTCTTTGTTTCTGGTGGACAATGCTACTGGATTCTTCCACAATCTATAAATAGACGACAATGACTCTTTGACATAAGGATCATAAAGCGGTCTTCCGTCGTCATCGAAATGCTCCAACAAAAACACTCCCTTGCCACGATAATTGGGATCAACAAGACGAATATCTGGCAGTCCGCCGTTCAAATGGTTTTGCATCAGCTTTTGCTTTATGGTTTTAAAATCTTTGTTTGCTATAACATACTCTCCATTAGGTCTTTTCTCCCATTCAAAGAACTCTTTCTCTACACAGAACTCTGGAGTGAAAAACTCATGAATGGCTGTATAATCATCATGACACTTTCGAACTTCAAAAACCTTTTCTTTCCCAAGACCTAATTCCAAATCCCAATCTTTTCTCTCTTGCATGTTAGTGCAGGCATCAAATTCAGGACCGAAACGACCTTTATTCCAACGTTCCTCAATGTCAAGAAACAGTTCAAAGCCAAGCTTGTATGGATTCATGGAATACTTGCCACCAAGAACTCCTGCTTTATGGTCTGCGTACTCAATAATCCCAGATCCAGACTTTTCTCCATCTAGAGTGGCATATCCTTGTCGAGCCATAATATTATAATCAACATAACTAGCCCATCCTTCATTGAGAGTTTTTGTAATTCTTTGAGGAGAAAAATACAAAGCCTCATCATAAAGCATGTCTACAATGTCTGCCTGCCATGGTTTAAGAGGCGCGTTATCTCTCAAGTACCCTAATATATTTCGGGTCGGTTTTTTAAATAACTCTATCTCCTCGGCAGCTTCTATCTTTTTGATCCTCTGATTCTCTTTATCTTTCCAAGACTGAGGATTCATCCAGTCTTCCATATAATCATGACCTTCTGGCACGTCTATATGTCGAGCATGGTGATACTCTCTCTTGTCTTTAAGATTAAGGTCTTTACTTTCCCTTCTCTGCCAAGCTTGTGCTGGGTCTACAAGAGTGTCTAGTCTCATAACGTGATCAATGAACTCTGTAACTCTCTCATTTCCCCACCTTGACATATATCTGCGTATACGGGTTCCATGATTAGCCAACGTGTTCATCATGTTGTGAGTTTCAGATTGAGTTGGCGCAAAACGAACATTGTTTTTAAAGAAATCATTATGACCAGTTGCGTGAGCCAAAACAGTCACGTTATCAACTAATGTATTTGAATTCAAGAAATATATATAACAAGGATTTGTATTGATGACCATTTCATAAATACGATGCATTCCATGCTCAAACCCTACAGACAACTTCTCATACTCCATTCCCCACTTCCAATGTGGGTATCGAACTGGGAAGCCTCCATATGCAGCCACTTCACTGATCTCAGAATAATCCAACCATTGCACGACAGTAGGCCAAAAATCTAAACCAAAATCTCTGCATGCTTGCAAAATCTCTGGGATCAATCTCTTCATCTCTTCTGGTGGCTTTACGCCTGGGATAGTATTGCTACCAACCAACAGTGCGTTACCTCTCATCAAACTCTTTGCCATTGCTATCTCTCTTATGCTGTAATTTGGTTTTTGCCTAGTAAGTCTTTAATCGCCTTTGTGACAGCTTCATCACGATCCTCAGTTGTCAAACCCTTCCATCCAGCACCATCACCAATTGCTGTCGTTTTAATATGTCCTGGGTTTAATATTCCGTTTTCAAGAGAATCATCAACAAATCTCTTCAAGCTGTTATCGTAATTGTAGCTATAAACTTGTGTGAGTCCAATGAAATTAACGTTTTGTGGACCAAGAAACTTATTTATAGTACCAGCAAACACGTCATTGTCGCCACGAATGTTATCGCCATCAGTAAAATAGAACACATACACATTCCACTTCTTGGGATTGAATCTGTCCTCTAAGTTCTTGGCAATCAAATTCATAGCAGACGAACACATTGTTCCTCCACCATAACGATAGTTGTAAAACTTGTCTTCGTCAACTTCTTGTGCAGCCCAATCGTGCCAGACATAGACTCGCTCAACCTTTTTATAAAACTGTCTAATCCAAACATCAATCCACCAACTCATATCACTTACAATTTCGCACTTCTTTTCGTCCATGGAACCAGATCCATCACGAGCGAAAAATATAACTGCATTACTTGCAGGTTTATGATGCTCTGTATATTGACGATACCTGAAGTCACTCTTTTGCGGAGTGATCATTCTCATTGGATCAGGAAATCCTGGCAACGTGTGAAGATTATCCCAATCTCCAGAAGCGGCTGTTCTCTTCAATGCTTGTTGAAGAGTTTTTCTTCCATGCCTTAATGAATTAGGACCTTGAAGAGAAAGACTGTTGTATCTCAAAAAAGTTTCTTCGACAGTATCATTGTCTTTTGGTTTCATCGGAGGAAGTTCAAGTTCTCCAGCCATGAATTTCAAGACTTCTTCCAAGTCTAATTGAATTTCAATGCCTTCGCCTTCGCCTTCACCAGCTTCATTCCCCTTACCTTGACCATCATCGTCCTTGCCAATTACTTGCCCCTTCTTCCCTGGTCCTCTGGCAATTCCTCCACCACCAGAATCTCCAAAAACAAGATGAGGAATGTCAAGCTCTGGAATTGCAATTGATATTTTTCCGTTCTTACTTCTTCTTGGAAATATCTGACCTGTCTTCACATGCTTCTTCAAGGCTTTGCGAATTCTTCCAGACACCACATCACGAAATTGTTTATGATCTTGTTCTATTCTTCTTGGCACTTTAATACTCCAACTATAAAAGATAAGGCTCGCCCGCCCACAGGACGAGCGAGCCTCACACAGGATAATAGATTTGAACAATGAGACGATTACTCGTCGTCAATGTCGCCTCTCGCAAAGATTCCACCAACATGCTCCAAAACGTCACGAGCAGATTCGTCATTATAACCGAACTGTTCAATCAAACGAGTTTTCAAAAGGTCAATCTTTTTCTGGGTGTCAGGATCAACAACATTAGCTGCATCGCTCAATGCGGACAACTTGACCTGATCCTTTGTGTCTTCGAAAAGCTTCATTTCCAAAGCCTTCTTAAGCTGAGTATTTGAGTCCCACTTAAACTCTTTGCCTTCGTGGGAATAATCTCCAATAAACTCTGAAACAGATCGTCTATAATCATCTGCCTTGATGGAAGCAATTCCAATCTTCTCTTCAATCGAACGCATCAATCTTTCGTCAGGCTCTTGATCTCGACCAGTAAACTTATTTCTAATCTTTGATCCACGATTGTGAGCCATAACATTATCAATGTATTGAGTGCAAAGACGAATGATGGCATTTTCATCTGCAACCAAAGCTTTCTGAACTTCTGACTTCACAACTTCGTCATACTCTTTGATGGTAAGCTCAACTGCTGTCTCATACTTTGCACGGTCCTCTTCATTGTCTATCAATGATGATTGTCCAAGCCCTTCTCTGATCTCATTCAAAACCATGAATGGGTTTATGTAAGCATGATTGTCACTCAAGCAATTAGAGATTTTATCCTGAACATATCTGGCACTTACGCCCTTGTTCATTCCTTCATCTAAATACTTGTCTTTCAACTCTTTGACTTTATCTTCGGTCCAACCAGGAAGGTATTGACCATCATAAAGCTTGGCTTTCTCCACCAAGTCTTTCAACTCATTGTCGCCACCATCTTCAAGTCTAGTCAAAACAGCCCACAAAGCAGCCATCTCTAAGGTGTGAGGAGCTACGTGCTGCTTGATGTTGTCAGGACTATAATCCTGCTGCAACACTTTTAATTCGTCTGATATAGTCAAAAGATAAGGAACATCAATTTTAATAGTTCTATCTCTCAAAGCTTCCATGTGAGGATTAGACTTCAACTTTTCAAATTCTGGCTGGTTTGTATGACCAATCAAAACTTCATCAATTGTCACCTTGGCAAACTTCTTTGGCTTAATCGAATGATCCTGAGTTGCTTCCAACAGATCGTACAAAAACTCCTGTTGCAATTTGAGCATTTCAATAAATTCAACTACGCCCCTGTTTCCTACGCAGAATTCTCCATCAAAATTAAACGCACGAGGATCACTGTCAGATCCCCAATGAGCAATTTGAGAATAGTCAATATCGCCAGTCAATTCTGTGGCATCTTGATTCTTCTCATCTTTTGGTTGGAATGTAGCAATCCCAACTCTATCGGCTTCGGAATAAACCATTCTAACCACACTGATGTGTTCTGCCAAAACTTTTTCCAAGTCTCCATCATACCTCTTAAGCAAAAGCTCCATGAAAAGTTTGCATCTTGGATTCAACTCTCCCTCACACTTTAATGTGTATGGAGCGTCACCGTCATTTTGTTCAACAATAATATCGTTCAACTCTTTAAGAACTTCTTCTCTAAGTTCTTGAGGGAGCAACTTCAAAGGATCTTCATGCATTGGACTCATGCATTCTTCTTTGGTGTAAATTCCGTTTTGTCCAACAGGAAGGTTGACCCACTTATAACTGTACCAAGCGCCATCATCAGTGTTAGAGTAATTCTCCAATCCCCTTTTCATCAGGCGGCAAATCGTTGACTTGGAAGATCCAACTGGTCCATGCAAAAGAAGAACTCTCTTCTCTGTTCCAAATCCTCCAGCAGCACCTCTAATGAATTTCATCAATTCATCAAGAGTTTGCTCCAAACCAAAAATTGGAATTTTGGGATTATCAAAGAAATTATAATGAACGAGCTTCTTTCTATATCTCTCAAATTCATGAGTCCCGTCAGCCATGATCATATCATACAACTTTTGAAAAGCTGTGCGAACTAGGGCAGGTCGCTCATATGCTGCGTCTAAATATTCCGAGAAAGAAAGTTCTTCATTTAGATTTTTAAATTTTTCGGTGTTAAATCGCCCAGCGATTCTCTGCAAACGGTTTTCCATAATCATTATCCTGTGAAATAGAAACAAACTTAAGATGCTTCTAATTTAAGAGATAATGACAGCCGTATCAATAGCTAAATTAAATTTTATTTAACTTTGCCAAAGTATTTTCCACCTTGAACATCTTTGTCATTATTAGTTGGGTCATACTTATAAGGATCTTCGCCATCCTTTTCTTTGGAGAGAGCATGAGCCCTGTCCGCTTCGGCAGTTTTTGTTTTATGTCTGTACCGATAATCGTGAGAATTGTTGTATCTATCGGTGCCTACAGGGTTTGAGAACGTAAAAGCTAACGATCCCACTATCTTATTCTTGTCTTTCGACCCACACTCTGGGCATTCTGCATCTTCCCTGATTTCTTCTAATGTGCGTTCTTCCCCATATGCCTTTCTAATCAATTCTTCCCATTGATTTTCACACTTCTTACATTCAAACGGTTGGATCATCTTCTTTGCCTTTCAGAAGACTTTCATCTTCTTTTATAATAACTATTTCATTAAGTTCACTATATGCCTCTTTGATAATGCGAATTTTACGCTTCAAAGGCATAAATCTCCAGCCAAAAGTCTTTTCGGCTAGTTTTATTGCTACAGAAAGCAATCTTATATTTAAATCTTGTTCAATCGCATCTAGCTGCAATACGCCCAATATGTCATTTTTTATGTATGGCTCATCATCTTCAAACTCGAACATATAATCTGCCTCATCTTGAAACTCTTCGCCTTCTTCGTCAAAAAAATATCTTCGCATTTTGCCTTCAGGTGTTATAGTTGTGATGATTGTATCTATACAACATAAAGGAGTTAAATGGCAATTATTTCATCTGTTTCTGCGTCCATAATCACAAATTGATCGTGATACTCTTCTGCACCTATAGCATTAAGATACTCATGGCAAGATTTCAACATCTCCTGAGCTTCTTTCAAATCCTCAGAACACCATAAGCCATATCGTGGGTGATTAAGCTTTCGCTTAAACATTTTATTATAAAGAATGTAAGCTTTTTTCATTTACCAATAACGCCTGAACGAGGTTTTTTCATTTTCCCTGCGCTTGCTGATGACCCCTTCACCTTCATTGGACCTGGAGGGAAAGGGATTACGTCCCTGGCAGGGTTTACCGCACGCACGCTTCCAATCATAGAAGGATTTATGCCAACTCTATTGCCACCATGTTTTCCGTTGCCAACTTCAAGCAAGTTCTTTTCATTTAAAAATTCGTGAAAAGTTATCATTTCTTCTTCTGCTTTTTCTTTTGATAAGAAGGGCTCCCAGTTGCGTCCTTTGGATTAACGGCAGAATTAGCAGCCTGAGGATTATCCTTAGCAGCCTGCAATGTAGCATTGTTAATAACCGCTTTTGGATCAACCTTAGCTGCTCCAGCCATCTTGTTGGCACCCAACTTCTGATCAATGTTTTGCTGAAAGTCTTTTTGGAAATTAGCGTTATTCATTTGTTCGTTTTCACGAATATTCAACCAATCTGTAAATTTTAAAATAGCCATGTAAGTATTTAGATTTTTTCAACCTTTTCTTCACCATTCTCTCGATAAATCAAAACTCTGCCCGCCGTAGACATAAACTTTCCAACAACCTCAATTTTGCCAGAATGTATCTTTCTGTGGCATTTACAGCAGCAAACAAGAGAATTGTAGTGTGTATACTTTCCTCCTTCTGCACCAGGAACTATCCTGTGAACGTCCAAAAGATCCAAATCCATCTCTTCGCAAAAAAAGCATTTTTTCTGTTGCCTTTTCCATTCCTGTTTTTTTCCCATTTTTATACCATCCTGGCTAAATAAACACATACAAACATAAAGGAGTATGATATGAAAACTTTAATAACTGTATTCGCAGGATTAGCGCTTTGTATCGCCTTAGTCGGATGTAGCGACTGCTCAAGCGTATTCACAACTGATTGTGATGGAGCTTGCGAAGTGTGCGACTGTGACGACTGTGGCTGCGAAGCTAAATAATCAGGAGATTGAGATGAAGACTTGGAAAACGTTTCTAGAAGAAAAAAATGGTGACGACTTGAAAAAGCCGACCACTAAGAAGACTAATTGCTGGTATTGCAACAATAAGATCAAAGATGGGGAAGCCCTGGAGGTCGGTGGCAAAAATTATTGTTCCGACCATTGCTTTAAGTCACGCAGCAACTAGGAATTAAAGTCGGGAGATTGAGATGAAAACTTGGAAAACGTTTGTAGAAGGGAAAAATTGTGGCTGTAGCTGCTCATGTTGCAAAGATGGATGCTGCACCAAATCATTTCACAGCAAGTGGAAAGACTTCAAAACTGGAAACGGATCTTGCTGCAAAAGCTGCAAATGTTGCAATGGAACGTCAGGGCAAGAAAGTCCAAAAAGCAAAGAGGCGGGAAAAAACGCATCAAGGCAACGATGGAAGGATGCATCAGCAAGTTAGGGCGTTTTTAAAAATTCACTAAAGTTCGCTACTTTAGAAGCCTTCGGGCAGGCGAAAAAGCCCCCGTTCAAAGAACGGGGGCTTTTTACTTTTTAAATACACTGTAAATGGTTAAATACTTGTATGGCTATGAGATTCAGTACATTCTTAGAGATAAAAGACAACGACCTTCAAGACGCCCTACATTGGTGGGATGAAAATGAAGGGGAGATAAATCCTAGTGATTTATCATTTGGTCATATGTTCGGAAACAAATACAGAATAATATTAGACCAGAATAAAGATAACGATCTTTTAAAAATTGACAAACTGCTGAATTCAAAAGGATATTTTCCAGATTGGTCTACCGGATTGGCTGGCTACGAAAAAGAAACTAATCGAGGACCAAAGACCATGCAGGTCAAGGTCACAAAAGTATTAAACAAGTTAAATCCATCCCTAGCTGCATGGTTGTCTAACTTTCTAATGCATTCTAAAAAATCTCATGGAGAAGATTTTTGGAAGTATGGAGTCGAGCCAGCAATGAGGAAAGCCAAGCAATCCGATTCTTTTGCAACAATAATATCTCGTCACCCACTTGACATTATTCGCATGAGCGACCACACCAACATAACCTCTTGTCACTCGCCTGACGATTCGTATTTTCCTTGTGCAATATTAGAGGCAATTCACGGAGGACCAGTTTCTTACTTAGTGAAAAAATCAAACTTAGAAGGTCTAGACGAAGAAGACTTACAAAGTCCAGACTTTTTCCATGATGAGGATAGAGGCGTAGAAGGTCCAAGCCCATTAGCAAGAATGCGACTAAGAAGATATTCTCCAAAAGACGCAGATAGCCATGAATTAAAGTCTGGGAAAAGGGATTTATTGATTCCAGATAAAGCCACTTATGGAGATACCGTAAACGCAAAGGCTGTTGGCTTTGGACCACAAGTAATGAGTTGGGCTAGGAATGAACAAAAAGATGCATTAAAAAAAACGCCCAAGATGGACGATTATGTATTGAGGGGCGGATATTACAGAGATCACAATGATGGAAGTTTGTGGAATTCATTTTTTGAATTAAAAGGCAAAGACAAAATACATGGCGATGCTGAATACGGTAGCGAATTCGAAAAAAATGACGACCGTTACCAACAGGGCAACAGAGAACAAATTTGGACTGAAGAGGCAGACCAAATGTATGCCGATTTTGTTAAAAAATTAACAAGCGACAAAAAAAGAAGTGGAAGTAGATCTAAAATATCCGCACACCACAGCGTAGATGCAATTGGAGGCTATGGTTATGGCGAGGAAAATGAGGAATTTGAAGTAAAATACTCTGGAGAAGTATCATTTTATTTCCCTGATAAATTGATAAATGGAGATCCAAAAACAGCGTCGAGAAGAATAGACGTAAATCAATTAAAAGAGGTGTTAGAAGATGCAGTTGACGACAACTATCAGTCCATCAGCACTTCTGTGTCGGGCAGCACCCTAAGCATCACATTGAGCTTCGCGAAAGAAAAAGTAGACAGTTGGGAAGAAGATTCTTTGGGTCCAGATCCATATGGAGAATTTTTGGATCATCTTCTATCTGTAGATAAAATCTATAACAAATTAGAAGAGGGAATTAGACACGAACTGTCAGAGCAAGAAGTCCTAAAGCCAACAGGGTCATCTAATTGGGTCAATAAAGCTGTAGAAGACGATGAGAAGAATAAAATCAAATACTTCCGAATAGAGGATGCTGGGTATGGAAAAACCACAGCGACATACACTTTGGAAATGCCTGAGCATGGGTACATGGTCAGATTCAAGGATAAATTTCCATTAGTTAAAAAACAAAATGCGTATGGATACCAAGGCGAGCAGTTTATTATCGACCTAACAAAACCTCCATTCAACAAAATACCAAAAGCAATAGAGGATCTAGTCAACCCAAAAGAAATTCAAAAAACTCTGCCTGGGATGAAGTTCAAAAATTTCGTCTTAAGAGATGAGGGCGGTCCTAAATATTCTCTAGAAATAACGCCTAGCAAAAAAAGCACATGGATGGACAAAAGTTGGAACAGATTAAAAATTGAATTTTCTTGGGATGTCAATAAAAACAAAAACCAAGCAAAAGCAACATACAAAAACATGATGGCAATGGACAAAATCATTCCTAAAATAAAAAATGTTGCGTCCATAGAATTCATGAAAGTTATGACAGAATTCAAAAACTCTATAGATCCTAACTGGCATGAAAAAGACGTTCAAGGACCACCAAAAGGTTACGGGAATTACCCATCTCGTCCATATGACACAATACGGGGACCTGGAAGAAAATTCAGAAACGTTCAAGGCATGATACCTCAAGTCGCTGATTACTACAAAGACCTAGAGGACAAAAAATATGAAACTTAAAACACGAATTTAGACATTATTCGATATTTAATGTTTAAGGCATTCATCAAAAGCTGGACCTCTCTAAAGCATTCATCTCTACCACCACCACAGAGATACCCATTGTTAAATCTTCTTAATTGCAATAAATCAATATGAGGAAGATTGATTGAATCATGCAAAGGAACCTCCTCATCGCCAAATATTTCTTCCAGTAAATCTTCTGGAAGTTCCCTAGAATCATAAACACGGTTTGTAATCATTGCACGTATTGTCTGAATAATCTTACTTTCTTCTACTCCGTTATCCATCCAACCTCTGAAAAAGGCGTACCCTTTATCATAGAATGTGATGTTGTTCAAAAGACGAAAAACCTCTGACATAGATTCATGGGATTCTTCATCACCATAAGAATCATAAGGGTCATAGTATTCCGCCTCCTCTCCCGTCATCGCTGTGGCTAACCAAGCCTTAATTGACTCCTCATTGTCCTTTGATCCAACGCTTTCGCCATTGAAAAAGTATAAGACTTTTTTACCTTTAGAAATCATTTGGGTGAGAAAACTGGCGAAATCACCTACATCGAAACCAATGCCGTTATCATATTCCGGCTGAATATCAACCACGATAGTGTTGTTGGCATTATATTGCCCATATCTTTCAGCTAAAAGCCATTTTTTGAAATCCATGAGTATATTTAGATGCTTGATTTCAAATTACTTTAATCGCTCTAATCTTCTTTCTTTATACCATCGTTTTTCTGCCACATTCATTGACAACGCACGCTTAGGTCCAGCGAAGTGCAAGAAATTGCACTTATCTTTATTCGCCTCCATTTTACGGTATCTAGTCCCATAAATTCCGCCATATATTAAATTAAATGAGTCTGGGAGTGAATTTATTGGAATTTCGTTTTCTTCAATATGAGAATTAAATGGACCTTGCTCATAATAAAAAATTGCTTTATTTGGATCAAATTTATTTTCATAAAACAAATTCAATTCATCCCACCAACATCTTGGCATTGCCCAAACCCCGGTATTCCATCCATCGAAAATCCCATTATCCCTACAAAGAGAAATAGCATCCTTTGACAGAAAATCATGGACTGGCTGAGCCCATGGGAAAGGCATAATATCAGCGTCTATCACTAATGCAACTTCCGTTTTGCAAACTCTAGTTGCCATTATTTTTTGCCAGTGAGGGGAGCGACGGTCTTTTGGATGTTCTGTTATCAATCCAAATTTATAACCATGCGTTTTCGCATACTCTTCTATTATTGGCAATGTAATTTCAAAATACGGAAGTGACCCACAAGCCACCACATAAATCGTCAACTCTTCAGGATCAATAGACATATAAATTTCTAACTAGAGCGTTGTGAAACGTTGCCAATAGTTGTAAAACCAACTTTTTTAGTTTCAAACTCTTCGCCACCTTTGACAGCCTCTCTCATAGAACTCAATGTCTCTACAGCATCTTCATAATCATCGCCTAAGATGCAAACTGCCACAAACAACTCTTTGAGATGTGCGATTGAAAACCCTTCTGTGTCTTCAACCCATCTATCAACATCGACTTCCAACTCTTTGATCTTATCGTCTCCACCAATAATGTGCTTAAAGTACATTTCTCTGGAGTTTGCGTCTGGATGTCCTATTTTAAATCTTTTATCAAAACGACTGGGACGATTAATTATTCTAGCACCAAGACGATCTGGATAATTAGTAGTAGCCAAAAATACAACTTTCTCAATTCTCTCTACGCCATCCAATACATTAAGAACTTCTGACTCACTATATATCTGTAAAGTAGCATCAATGTCTTCCATCAAAACTACGATAGGAGTCTCTGGCTGTATCTCTCTGATAGCCCGAATGCCTTGAGTAAATATGCCTGGGTGTCCAAACTTAATTACTATTCCATCTCTGTCAATCACATCTTTAATTATGATCTGAATAGTGCAACTCTTTCCGCTGCCAGGAGGCCCCCACAACATAATCCCTCTTTTGTGAGCTAAATTATACTCCTTAAAACGTTCTTCTTTTTCCCAAAAGTTTTGGATCTCATTGATGACCTTTTCAGAGTTGGTTTGAGGGAATCGCAACAAACCATCAACATTGATTGGAACCTTCTCAAAATAAAGACCTCTTTGAGGAGAAATCTGAACATCGTAAACTCCACAAGGAAGAGAGTTAGCAGTTTTTCCCGAAGGGAAAAATTGCTTCCCGTCTGGGGAGGTCCATTGCGTAGATGCTCCTGGCTTTGCATCCTCTGTGGCGTGATCTGGATCTACCGCTATCACATCCTGAGCGTAACGAGGCTCAGGCGGGGAACTGCTATCGAAACTGTCATCCTCTAAAAATTCTTGCAACTCAATGTCGTCGTCAGAAAGCATTCTCATAATCAATTTAACCTATCTTGTACGTACTTGCTAAGCCCTAAACTTCCGAAGTAAAGATCGCCATAGATCTTAAACTCATCTTCGACAGCTTGATGATTGTCAATGTATTCGCCTAACTTCTTTTCCATCATTCCATTGCGAGAAGAAATGTAATCCGCTCTACTAAGAATCCCAGCCTCAATTGATTGAACTGTCTTATAACTTCCCCACTCTAACAAACCATGATGAGAAGCAATGCAATGCAAAATTTCATCTATGAACTTCTCAGAAATCCCTTCCATTTCTTCGCCAACTGATTTCACAAGATGCATTCCATAAAACATATGACCAATGCTTTTCTCTTGATGAACAGAAGCAGCCAATCCTAGCTCATTAATGCGGTACGTGTCAACCTTGCCAATATCATGAAGAATGGCAGATGCATACAAAACATCAGTGTTGACAAACCCATACCTTTTTTTACTATGAGCCGCTATCACCTTACAAAGATCTAAAACCTCTGATGTGTGAACCAAAAGACCGCCTTGATATGCATGATGAACATTAGTCGCAGCAGGGGATTGCATCAACTTTTCACGATCTAGCTTTACCAGACAATTTTTTATGAATTCAAAATGAACTGGGTCTTCCCAAAGATCTTCATCAAACAAAATGCCTTTTGCCTCAGCAAGCTCCTCTTCTGTAGCCTTGGGCGGCTCTGCTATTTGCTTTACATCATCTGGCAAATCTTCAAGACTTGTGCGAACAAACCCTCCTGCCGTTATCTTTATACTTCCATATTGAGCCAATTCATCTTTGAAGTCGTGTATGGCAATTATGTCTGCCAGTTGCGGAAATGCAAGGTTTTCCTCGCAGCCTTGAGGTGGAGCATCCCACATCATTCCTTTAATGTCGCCCTGCATTGTTCGCAAGGTCAATTGCAGAAAGAATCTGCCCTGAGTTTTGGTGGGACGATGCTTTGCATCAATCACCAATGCGTATAGTGGATTTGGTAGTGCCATGTTTTATATCCTATGCAATCATTTTTCTAAATTGTATAAAATTAAAACGCCCATGTCTAGTCCTTCTTGTCAATTTCTTCTAATGATTTGAAAGTCCTTTTAATCATTTCGGTAGTAGACACACCCTCAACCAAAGGAACTATGAAAGTCTCTTTGACCAGTTCCGAAGATCTTATCTGATCTTTCGTATAATCGCCACCTTTAATCAAACAATCTGGGCTGATTTCTTTTATCAAGTCATAAGGACTATCTTCTTCAAAGGGAATAATATAATCAACATCCTCTATTGATGCCAATACTTCCATACGATCTTCCAAGCAATTGATTGGACGACTTTCCCCTTTGAGGCGTTTCACACTGGCATCTGAGTTTACCAATACAACCAATTTATCGGCTTTAGTCTTTGCAAACTTAAATGTCTTCAAATAGCCCACATGAATCAAATCCCAGCAACCGTTCGTACAGGCTAATGTGAAGCCTCTTCCTTTTAAGTCGTCTGGAGTCACAACTTTCGCTTCACGCCCTCTGAGAAGCTGTGAGGGGCGTACAGGGTGGTTTCTACGCTCTCTGACATAAATTCCTCCCGCTCTGTCTGCGATTTGGGAAGATTCATACACATCATGACCTTTTGCGAACGCCATAGCGAGATATGCTACAAAACAATCACCAGCACCAATGACGCTTGGCAATTGATTATAGGCACCTGATCTATATGTCCAAAACGGCTCTTTGGTAAAGTTTTTCTCGTTATATCCAGAAACACCATCTTCGCCACGAGTTACAATTACCTGATGGTCGCGAGTTCCATCAATCAACGCATTGTGAAGAAACGTCAATTGCTCCTGCCAACAATCCAGACCAGAGAAATCTTTGGCTTCCTTAGAATTAGGCTTAAATACCGTGCATCCCTTCCATTGCTCGATTGGACCTGTTTTTGGATCAACTATGACTGGAATCCCTTTGTCACGACAATGACAAATAATACGTCTGGCAAAGTAAGGTCCATTATAATTAAAAACGCCCTTATTGTAATCGCTCAAAATGACCACATCGGGGCGGTTTAATTTTACTTCCTTTTTGAATTTCTCATAAAGTTCATCTCTCAGTTCATCAGATCCACAGTCTGGCACTTCGACATCATATCTAAAAACTGGGAAATGTCCGTCATAAAATCGTTTTTTACGAGGAATAGCTGAATCTTTGAGGCAAGCTGAGTGAACTTTAAAATTATCAAATTCACTTAGAGTCGATATAGCCTCTTCATCTGCGAAGCAAAAAAGATCCACATCCACATTGGCATGTCTCATCTGATATGCTACATTTGCCGCTCCCCCTGGTTTTACAGAGGTCGGACTAGAATCTTCTGCTTTTACCACTGGAATTGGGAATTCGGGTGATATTCGTTCGACTGATACACTATAATACTGATCTATAACGCAATCGCCAACCACAGCGACACGGATTTTTTTATTGTTTTCTACAAATTTTGAAAATAACTCCATGCGTATATAAGAGTACAATTCGACATATATTGGAGAAAACATGAAAGTTGTAGCCTTGTCCGACATGCATGGACATTTACCGAAAATACCCAAAGACGCTGATCTAGTTTTAATTGCTGGCGATATTTGCCCAGGAATGCCTGCAAAACTTCAAACTCATTGGCTTCGCACAGTTTTAAAAACATGGCTTAAAAAGATTGAATCTCCTGTTTTTGCTTGTGCTGGAAACCATGATTGGCCATTCTATGGACTTGAATATCCAAACCTAAAGAAAGAGGTTCAAGAAATGGATCTGCCCTGGACTTATCTAGAAGATTCTGGGGCTGAATTCGAAGGTCTTAAAATATGGGGAACACCCTGGCAAAGAGAGTTCTATGATTGGGCTTTCAACTTGAAAGAGGAAGAACTTCCTGAGAAATGGGCATTAATTCCTGATGACACTGACATCTTAATTTCTCACAGTCCGCCAAAAGGTTTTGGAGATGCCACCTTGCGAGGTGAAGCAGTTGGTTCATTTGCTCTTTTAGATAAAATCAATGACATTAAACCAAAACTCTCTGTCTTTGGTCACATTCATCCTGGTCGTGGACAATGGGATTTCAATGGAACCATCTTAGCTAATGTAACTGTCGTCAACGAACAGTACGAGATGGTTTACGAACCAATGGAAATTGAGATAACCTAATTTCTCCTGTTAAAAAAAATACGCTTAAACCGACAACACATCAGTTTAAGCGTATTACAGGGAGAACAGCAACGGTACGAAACGACCGTCTGATTCCATAAAATCAAGAGATTTTCCAGTCATCTCCCGATTTAGCGATTTTCTGTGCCGTGGCAATTAATTCGGCATACAATCTAACTTCATCAGGTGTCATTTCAACGCCACTTTCGGCTGCTAAGTTGCGAACCAAAAGAACGTCTCCGTCATTTATAAGAGAGTAGTCTTGTTTGTAGTTTCCACACTTTTCTATAAATTTTTTTATTTTATCGTTCATTTCAATATAACTCGTCATTAAATGTAACAGGTCTTGGAACTTTGCAAGTAGACTTATCGTACTCATCGAGCATTCCCTTTTGCCACCAAGGTTTATTCTCAACAAGTTCTGAAACTTTGGATAATGCTTTTAACAATTTTTCTCTTTGGTCATCGTTCATAACACACCACATCAAATCCTTCATATTTTTCTATTGAAGTTTCTTTCCAACACTCTTCCAATTCTGGAAAGAAAGTATCTCCTTCATGATTTCCATGCACCTTAGAAACTATTATCTTATCAACGACATTCTTTTCAAGAGCAAGACGATATATTTGTTCGCCACCAATAATGAATATCTCTTTGTCTGGCACATGGCTTTTCGCCCAATCAATTGAATCTTCTAGTTCAGAGAACCAACCATCCCTCTTCTTGGTTTTCGCCCGACGACTCAATACAATATTTTGTCGATTTGGCAAAGGGCGAAATTTGTCTGGGAGCGATAGGTACGTCTTTTTCCCCATTATTACAACTTGATTGGTCGTTCTTTTTTTAAAAAGCTTGAAATCTTCTGGGAGACGCCAAGGAATTGAGCCATTATTTCCAATGACCCTTCCTTCATCATACGCAACAATAATTGTTATCACATATCACCTTTTCTTTATTTTAGCACGTTTCCAGGGACTATTTCCTCCCCAATGTTTCAAAGCCTTTTGAAACCTTACTTCTAATTCATCCTTCTGTGTGTTTTTCTTGTCTTTTTCTTCACGCTTATTAAGCCATCTGTTTTTCATACTGCTACCGGGATTTTAATTTTCTCCTGTGGTTCATAGTCCTTGATCTTAAAATGATCTAAACTATAAGAGTCTATATCGTTAGCTTTTTCAAGTTCCAAGGATGGAGAATCTGGCTTAGAGCGTGACAAATACTCTTCTACGGCGTCTATTTGGTTCACATAAATATGACTATCTGCCGTAGAGTGAATGAATTCATATGGCTCTAATCCTACCTGTTGAGCCATCATGTATATGAACGCACTGTAAAATTGCACGTTTGCAGGTGTCCCAATAGGAAAATCTGCGCTTCTCTGTGACAGCATTCCACTCAATTTATTTTCATGAACAAAGAACTGAAAAGTGTAATGACAAGGGGCAAGCTTCATCTCACTTAACTGCAATGGATTCCATAAAGAAAACAAAATTCTTCTTGAGTTGGGGTCGTTTTTTAATAAATCAAGCATATACTCTAGTTGATCAAATCCGCCATATCCATAAGCCCCTACTTGAGACTCATCTTCTATTCCCTTATTGTAGTTTCCACCAAAATGGCGTAATTGAAACCCGTAGATTGGACCTAAACTACCTTCTTCGAAATGATACTTATCTTCAAACTCTTTATCGACCCAAGGCGTCCAAATATTTGAACCAAGCTCTTGCAACTTTTTATTATTCGTGCTTCCTGATATAAGCCAAAGAAGTTCAGCAAATATTGATTTAGGCCAAACCTTGCGACCTGTAATTAGAGGGAACTTCTCATCTATTCTATAACGGGACTGCATTCCAAAGACAGCCAACGTATCCACGCCAGTTCTATTCTCTTTTCTAACTCCGTTTTCAAGAATGTATCTCAAGCCATCATCGTATGGCTGCATTATGTAACACATTTATCTTCCAGACATTTCTAAAAATTTATCTATTGCTTCATCGCAGTTTTCGTACTCTTCGTATGTTCCATCGCCTTCATCTGCGTCAGAAGAACAACAAATCACATATGGAGTAGGATCTCCCTCCTTGTAGCCCATTGGTCCATTAGCCCAATACAGGCTGTAATATCCTTCGTCAACAATAAATTCATTTTCAAGAATGAATTTAATTGATTCCCTTAACTCTTCTTTCTCATGCATCTCTAATCGCCTTCTTTTATCTTTTCAACTGCTTCAAAACTTCCGCAGTTAGAACATTTGATTTCAAATTCATCTACCGGAGAATCACATACTGGACAATAAACCCACGCTACCATGCTTTTTATTCCTATCGCGCAATGAATCGCGCAATAATTGCGCGATAACTAGGCTACATTATAATCCGATAGAATGCTGGAATCAACCCGAAGTTGCGAAAGATTGTGCGCATTTGCTACACATTGAATTTATCGACAATTCTTTTGATGAAGTTTTGCCTTTGCACTTTGGACAAATATTTCTAGACCGTGCTTGAGGTGGGACTGGCACAGATGCAACAGATGCAGTGCTTGTAGATTCGTTCTTCTTTTTGCCCTTCTTCTTTTTAAAGAATGGATCTTCTTCGCCCCATGGACCCAACCACTGTCTAGTGACCATTGGGAGAGTCTTTCTGGCGAATCCTGCTACGCAACTTGTGCTTGTAGACACTTCATTCTGGCTGTTCTCTTCTTCTGCCAACCATTCTTTAAAGTTTTTGATCATAATTAATTTCCTTAGAAAGGCAATCCGCCGCCCATGCCACCCATATCACCACCGCCACCAGCACCAGCAGCAGCCGCAGACCAGCCTTGACTTAGAATATCTTGCAGTGATGCTCCGCTTTTGGTCTTAGAGTCTAATGGCAAAACCATTCTTTTTTCTTCTCGCTCCCATCCTGGCACTGTTTTCATTTTATCTTTTCCAGCCTTTCTCAAAACCTTATCATTAAGGTTTGGGCTGAAAGTGTCATCAATAACAACAGTAACGGTCTTGTCCGTTATGCTGCCAGGAACGATCTTCACTGGCAACAGACTATGATAAGTTCCATCAGGAAGTTTTATATCAGCTATCATAATTGGCTCGCGAGAGTAAAATTGGGATAAATCATCGCCACTGATACCCAATTCATCTCCCATAGTTCCTGCCACAGTGGGAGTTTCCGCCTTTTCAACGAATATACTAAATCCTGATAAATCACTCATATAACTTATATAGACTAAGCTTATATAAAAAAAGCCCGCTCATCGAGCGGGCTTTTTTACGTTGGAACTTTTATTCTTCTATTCTTCTCTACGAATAGATTTTACTTTCTCAATCAAATTAACAGCTTGAATTGAATTTAGCCACGATGTAATTGCCTTATTTATGCCCCAGTCTATGGCATCACGATAAATCGTGTTGTCATCTTCGTCTAAATCCTCAGAGGTGACTTCCTCCCACCCCTCAAGCCTCGCGGCGTCTTTTCCGATAAAATCAATCACCCCTTTGGCAATACTTTCCATGCTTTGATACAATTCCATCAACAATTTTTGTGTTTTGCTTCCAACCTCATCTGGGTAATCGTAAACTAACAATTTATCGTTTTTTAAATTCAACCAGATTTGACCATTTACATTATGCCAAGTCACCGCAATTTCTGGATGACGATCTTCATACGGATCGACATCAAGATTTCCTCCTGTCGCTTTTTTCACCTCTTTATTTTTTCTTTTCACCTCTTTATTTCCCTTGGGCTTGGCAGGCACATCAACAACCTTTCCAATGAGATATGTACTTTGATTATCAGCCTGACAATGTAATCCCCTAGTGGGCACGAAATTGTGGCAGCGATTATATTCTTCCTTTTCACAATGCACCCATTTATCGTCTTCAAGCTTTAGCAACGGAGAAACTTTAATGTTGAATAGAGGAAAACTTTCATCCTCCTTTAGCTTCCCTTGTTTAACAAGGCTCTTTCGCAGTTTGTTATATCCCTTTTTGAATTCGTCACTGCCCATACGTGCCATGGCGTTGCCATCCATTGGTCTGATCTCAAATCCACGACTGTGGTGCGCCAACTTCAATTTCGACACAAAACACCCCTTGATGTTGTGCCAAATGGCAATCGTATAATTCTTGTCAGCTTCAAATTTTTGGTTGGACTTATTTCCGGCTACAACATCGTACACGACAACATCCTTGTCGTTTTTTACCTTTCCATCAAGGGAATCAAACAAAATAGGAACACGCTTATTTCTACTGGCTGGAAAGTGTTCGTCAAACCATTTCTTCATGGCAGATCCCGCAGGAGTGGTCCCCACCAAAGGAGCAGCAGCTTCCGTCACAGCATTCATTATCTTGTTACTCTTTTCACGATCAAAAAGAAAGTCTGCGCGACGATTGAGTACATTGCTGAAGTAGAACGGTGTGATTTGATGGATTTTACCATCTTTATCTTTAGGCAACCGATAGCTACGAACATCAGTTATTTTTACCATTAATATCACGAAAGAATTTCCATCACCAGTTCCACCATTTTCGTAGCGAAACCCCATGTTTCTAAGTAGGTTTGCCGTTTGTCCGTTGTGCCCGAAACTAACAGCGTTATCATCAAATCTCAAAAATCGTTCTTCATCGTCGCCTTTGGAATCGCCTTCATGTTTATTGCCTAAAGCAGAGCAGACTAGGTAATTCGTGTTAACAGGTCTTAATCCTGACCCAGAGCCACCATCTTTCTTAAATAATGGTTTGCCATTTGGAGTCTTGCCTTCACTATCACGAATATTAATCATCCAATGACCACTGTTTTGGTTCTTAGGCGAAGGGAATGCGTACACTTCGACTGTTGCCGAAACATCAAAAATTTGTCCATCAATCTTGATGTCGATTTGTTTAACTTCAAATGGAAAAACTGCTTCACAGTATCGTTCATTATATTCTTTTAGGGAAGTTACACGCCGTTTGGCAGCGCCACGATTTCCAACATCGTCACGATTTCCTTTGATATACTCATCCAGCGGACCTTTCTTGATTGGATCGTAAATTCCCTCCGTAAAAGTAAAAGTCATATGGTTATTCGATATGCCTGGAGACAACCACTGAATCATATTCATATGGGTGACATTAGCGCTCTGTTTAGTTTCGGGGATCTTAAAGGCATAAACGACCGTAAACTCTTCTAACATTGCTCCAACGATTGGTCGCAAGTCAGCAACAAAAGTCAATTCATCCTCAATTACCCAATCATTATTATTGAAGTCTGGACGTGCAGAAGCAGCTTTCCAACCCTCTTCTTTTGTATTGCTGGCAATGTAAACCTTTGGATCGTGACAAAGATAAGAACCAGTAAATGAAATTCCGCTACCTTGAAAAGCCCATCCTTTGCCACCGCTTTGATTAGGTGTGAGTCCATTTTCTTTGACATCAGTGGTATTTTTGAACGGCTGATCCGTATTGTGCATGAAAATACAAACACGTTCCCCATTCACTGTCGTAACCAATTGATGAGCTTTGGTTGCTCCATATGCAATAGCATTTGCCGCACATTCTCTGGCGACAATCGCAATGTTTTGCGGGAAATTAGCGTCCCCTTTAATAGGAAGAGAAGAAGGTCCATAGCCAGTGGGGGTCTTTTTCGACATCTGTTGGTAGTAGTGAGAAATTTTTTTCGACATTTTGTGGACATCCATTTACAATAGGTAATGATAAAATCACTTCCAAACGCGAAATTGCGTAACTCCACTATTCTACTTCAAATATGGACAATTGGTAAGAAGATTCCAAACAGTCAATCAGATTTTTTAGGATTTTCCCAAATAACTTCACTGGAATAGGACTTTCCCCTACTCCCAGGCGTGGATTTAATCTTGGCAAATGGCTTAAACGGAAGCCAATCGGCACCTTTTCGTTCACAAACGATAGTCTGCCCTTGCCTACTTTGACACCATTTTGCCAATTTTTCGTATTCATCAAGTCTGTGTCGGTAATATCTACCGCAATCACCCATATAAGGTGGGTCTACGAACCAAGTGGCGTCAACATCGGGGCAATTTTCATAACTACTATTGTGAATTTCCCAATGTTTTATCTCCTTAACCTGAGTGGCAATCCTTTCTTTGATGGCTTCCCCCCAAAAGGAGTTAGGTCGCAATCCCGACCGCATCCATGAAGATGGCGTAGGATTTGGCCTTGTGGTTCCCTTGTTTAACCAAAAACCAATTAGCCATTTTGCTTCTTGTGGAATCTTGTGGTCATCAACGTGCTTTACCTCAGTTGGCAAATTTCGAATTTCGGTTTCTGAGGATTTGATCAAATAATCCCACAATCCACATATCGTTTCATCAACATCATACAGCTTTACATCTAGATTGTGATGTCGAATAGAATATCCAGCCGCGCCAGCAAAAGGCTCGATTATAGTTTTTTTGGTTGGCGCAGGGTATCGTTTGCCAACACGCCATTTGCCGCCATAATAACAAAAGAAAGGATATAGGTTTTTCACTCAATATAATAGTATTTAGATCCAGAAAATTAGACACTATATAATATATGAACGTTTTTGCAAAGGTTTAAATATGAAATCATTTAGAGACTTAATGGACGATTGGGATGATGTCCTATCAGAAGAATGTACAGATGCCATCAAATCAATGGTGGGACACCCAGGATTTGTTCTTTTTCTAAAGCGAGGCAATGACATCTTTGCTGCGCCGGAAGAAAGCAGAATTGTGTTTGCTAAAATGAAATCCGATGATGAAGATGATATTTGGAAAAAAGAAGCAAGTTTTATGGGAATGGACTTGGCTAGAGCATTGGGTGGCGAGAAAATGCAAAGTCTCTTTGGAATGGGCGATATGAAAGGTCTTGAAGTTATGCCAGACAAAGACATTATCTGCAAGCTTCTAGGGAAAATAGCAAAAAAGGCTGACGATCCAATATCTGGGATCAAAAAAGTCTTAGCCTCATTAGGGGAAGAATGACATTACCTTTTCAAAACTCTAATCAAAGAAAATATCGCTGCTTTGTATGCGAAGAAGAATTCGAAGAATACGGCGAATACAGAGAACATATTATAGGAGATCATGAAGAAGGGAGAGAATATATAGTTTGCAAAATATGTGCCGCTCCTGTTCGTGATGTCAAGATGCACTTCAAAGCAAAACACAAAGGATCGCCTGTCCAACCAGGACTGCTAAAGGCGCTGGTATGGAAAGATACCGGAGGAAGAAAAAGGAAAAAGAAACCCAGCTTTAGGAGCGGAGATTTCGTATCAGCAAAAAATGGAGGAAAACTCATTCATTATCGCTCTGGTTGGGAATGCAAATGCTATGAACTTCTAGAAGAATGGGACAAAGTAGTTGCTTACGCAGGAGAGCCTATAAGGATACCATACCTTTGGATGGGAGAAGAAAGAACCTATAAGCCAGACATTGTTATAGATTATGCAGACGGGCGTAGGGAAGTTTGGGAAATCAAACCAGCAAATCAAACAAACCTAAAACAAAATAAAGCTAAGTGGCATTCAGCAAAAGAATACTGCCATATGAGAGATTGGGAGTTTATCGTCATTACAGAAAAGGGTCTTAACAAATTAAGGATGCTCGTAAATGAATCTATTTAAAAAAACACTGTTGATTACGTTGACGATAACTCTTGTAGCTTCAATGTTAATGTTGTTAATCAAAAATAAAACGACCCTTGAGATTGAAACACCAGACAATTCCACAGAACATTATGTTGGAACAGTATCTCTAAGCAACCATACGTCCATAAGAATAATAGTTCTTAAACACTGTCGTGAAAGAGTAGCTGATAGCGAAAGCACTGGCGTTCTACAAGCAGCAAACTTCGCTGCAACAAAAGGACTTAAAATAACCGACCTTGGACAACACCATGTTGACAGAGACGGAGAATTAAAGGTGGCTTGGGGCGAAAAATTAACTTTAAATGGACTTAAAGATTTTATAAATGAACAAATGAAAGTAAGTGCCAAAAACGGCGACACCCTTGTCATCTACACTACTGGACATGGCAACAAAAACGGAAGCGTGCAAATACTAGGAAGAAGGGACGCTATTGCAAGAATCTTCGCAGAGGCAGCAGAGGAAAACAATCAAGAGACTTTATGGTGGCAATCCAGTTGCTTTGCAGAGGCAGGACTTCCTAAAATATCAACACTAAACAACAAACAGCAATCTTTGTTCTCCATGATCGCAAGCTCAGACAAAACTCGCAGCAGCTATTGGCATGATCAAACAGAGCCTATGAAAAAGGTGTTCTTAGCAATTGCCAATCAAAGCAAAGAATTAGACCAAGATCAAAATGACATTGTATCTGGAGGGGAGTTGAGACAGTATTTAAAAAAATACGCCCCAAGAGTTATTTTGTTCGTAAAAGACGAACAAGAGGCAATCTTTGGATGGTTTGATCTAGCAAACTCTCTCCCCATCATAGACAGGAATGGAGAGAAGTTGCCAGAAAATCACATTCCACTTCCCACTCTTTAACGTCCGAAGAATAAGGATGCAAACTCTTTATATCCTTCGCCATCACCGTTCTCAAGACCTTCCCACAGACTTTCTATGCTGTGTGGGTCCATTAGAAGCTCATTTCTCATCCACTCAACAATAACCCTTGTGTTTGACTCAGAAGCAAGTCCATATTTTTTGCAAATTCTCTTAACACAATTGTCAGTCAACACTTTGCCATAATCAAAATCGTCGCCATAATCGTCATCATTGTTTTTCATAGTATTAACTCTTTTTCATAACTTGCTTTGCTATGTTAGAAACGCCTTTTTCAACATCTTTCACTACGTCTCTTAGTGATTCTTTTAATTGTTTAATCTCTTCATCATTATAACCCATAGTCGTAGACTCTTTGAAAATTGCATGAGTCGTAATAGGCATATCTTTATACTCTTTTATGTCGCCATTCTTTTCTATCGCCTGATTTTCATAAGGTGCGGCAATCCGTCTATACAATTCTTGCTTTACGCACTCTAGCACGCCTATAGCACGATTTATGTGCTTGTAACGTATAGTTCCATCTTCAAGATCAAATGTCTGTGCTAGAATTCTGCTTACTACATAATTGGCATCGCCTTCACGGTCATCCATTTCTGCTTTTTGCATCTGATTAACTACACGATCAATTTCAGGATCAAAATCTTCACGTCTATCATTTACTACGTATGGCATTATTTTGCCTCCTATCTACGTCGTTTCTTTTTTTTACTCTTTCGCTTCTTCGGCGGGTTTAAGTGCTTTTCACACGCACGCTGTGCTGGCGATTTCTTCCTGTGTCGAGATATTATCTTGTTGGGCAAGAATATCGCATAAAAAACTGTTCCCATTTCTGAAAACTTGCCAACAGCTTCAATGACATGATACCTTTTACATCGGCTCTCCCAAATGCGACGTTTTGACAATTGCGTCTCGTCACGCTTGGCTCGCTTCCAGTCTATTGGTTCTTTTTTTGCCATTGATAATGAACTATTTCATCGAACCCTTCTTCAAACGTGGGCTTTTTATATTTATGGAAAAATTTATCTGCTACACCTAGCCAATATTCGTAATCATGCCCACGCATGTTGTCGCCTTGACGCCTCTCAGCATGGATGCTTGGTTCTTCGAATTCAAAAACAACAGCATGACACACTGCATCAAAACTATCTGACATGCCAATCCATCGTCTTCTACTGTTGGGCGTTAAATTTAGTCCTCTGTCAATTATTATATCACGTCCGAGAGCCAAACCCAAGGTCAGTATTTGATTTTCCACAGCTTTATAAAGTGGTTTTAAATTTTCATCGTACAGTGTGTAAATGTCACAATGAACTGCATTGACTATTGAATCATCATTTATAATTAAAGCACCTTCATTAGCACGCTTGCGACAGTATGTACTTTTTCCGCTGGCTATGTTTCCTATGAGGATTTCTGTTTTCATGCTTTGGCTCCAAACAATCAATCCTTTAGAGAATCTAAAACAATATCGCTGTTAGACATCACCAGTTCGCCAATATCCTTCAACACACCAGTAGCCCGTCCATAGGACATTTCGTACTGATAGTGGTCATTTTTAGTTAAATCTTCAAACTTTTCAATCATACTTTCAATTTCGTTTGCAATCTCTGCTTTAGTTTTCATAATTTAATTTCCCTTAATCCAAATCTTTGTTTTGCACGATAGTATGTTGCACGAGACACTTTTTTGCCAATCATTTCACAAAACTTTTCAAGCCTTTCTTTTTCTGAAAAAAATCTTTCGGATTCTGCAATTGCTTGCTGCAAAAATCCCACCTTTTTATCTCTCTTTTTTATCTTGTTTAATTTCTTTTTAACTTCCCCTTTTGGGGTTGGCAGCGATTTAAACAATGAGTCTGCGTAATCCAGCAATTCTTGAATGTTATTTGCCTCAAATACTTCATTAGAAACATATCTCCCTGCCACATTTTCACGCACGCCACGAAGCAGCAAATCTTCATAATTTTGACCCCCTTGATATTCCCTAATTACAGACACCTCTGGGGATATTGTTTTATAATTTCTCAACCTTGCCTCAACATCAACAGAGTGTCCTAGTTTAACTCTGTTTGGCAAAAATGGATGAATTTTGATAACATACACTGACATCTTTTTTTCCTTAATTAATTTCCTTTAATTATTCTATATGAGTCCTCATCGAAATGTTGCGTGCTGAATTCAAAAAACTCCAAGTCAGTTTCAGCAATTACCTGATGCACCATGTATCGTGGGACATGAAATATGTCGCCTTGCTTTAAGTACATGACGACTTTGTTCTTTTCCCACCAATCACGCATTGTGTCTGGGGCGTTATTTTTTATATCTTCTGGGAGTTGAGCGTACCAAATTTCTCCACTTCCTGGTGCTGAAATATAAAATGTCTCCGTCTTACTTTTGTGGAAATGCGCACTGAACTTACGTCCGCTTATCATGAAAAGTTTTTTGCCGCAGTATTCTTTTCCATTGGCAATCCATAATTCGCTTCCCCAGCCCTTCGGCACGTATTTATTTAATATCATGATTCACCAACTTGGCTCTATGTGTTCCCGCATGTTTTTCAATAAACTCCCAACGAGAATTCATTAGATCAAATATTTCATCATCTGTTCTTCCTTCGTCAACTAATTTTTCAATCTCAGATCTGTTCTTTTCTCTTAATACTTTTCCTTTGTTGTCATCAAACGGTCCTGGGTTGTAATTTTTCGTCTTTCCCGTTTTGTTTCTACTGAGAATGTTTGCAACTTCAACCCTTCTCTCTTCCTCTTGCCTGTTCATGTGTTCTTTCATTTCTTCATGAGCAGCACTTGCATCAAACTCTGGGATGTTATTTTCTGTTTTTAGCCAACAAAAGTCATGTTCATAGAATGTTATAGTTGGAGTGTCAATATTTCTATTGCCTCTACTTTCATCAGCAATTATTTCCAGCAGCCTATCTTTATTGACGTATCCCAAACAAGCTCCATTACGCTTATGCTTGCTAAACTTCATATACACCAACAATCCGTCTGGGCAGGATTTCAACAATTTTTCAACAGAAGATGTATTCTTTCCATTTTGTTTAACCCAGATTATAGAAATGCGACCATCTTTGTTAAACGTCGATTGAGTGGTTTTTATTTCCAAGCATTCATTTGTCGATGAATAAATACAATCTTGCTTAACACTGTCTTTGCCACGATCTTGACTAGCATGTTCAATGTAGTTCGAATGATTTGCTGCCAAAGTCTTTTCATATATCACGCTATTTTCAATATTACTTTCATTTCCTGCTGGCGGCAAAACAAGTTGCACATCAATGAATGATTTGAGTATATTGTAGGCGTGAATAGTTAAATATTCATATAATGCCATTTTAAAAAAACCAAGAATAGTAAAAGTTATTTCGTCTCTTGCATCTCACTAAATGCCAAATTTGTCTTCTACAAACGGCACTACATGATCATTGACTTTTCGATATAGATCCTCTAGATCTGAGTCATTCTTTAGAAGTATGTCTACGTACTGAATGCCTTCAGGAACGCAACAGTTGTGTGCTGAGCGGCTTAAGTCTATTTTGCCACTAACTTGGTCAGTTGCATTGCACCAGTCCACTAGAGGGCGAAGCTGAGCCTCTGAGCCGTTAGGGTCATCGTTCTCAAAGCCTGGACGCCAAACTAAGACGTTCATTCCTCCCTTCTCTGTAACTGTTTTCAATTCATTAATGTAACGACCGTCAGATAGAATGATTGGATCTTCCGTGTCTAAAGCCAATTCAACCCATATAGTTGACCTTATTTCACGAAATCCATCTCCAATAAACTGCAAAGATTGACGAACTGGCTTAAGAAAGCCTTCTGGAACTTCGTCTTTCCTTTTCCATTCCTCAATAAAAGCTCTGTCTTCTTTAAATGCTTGGCAAAAAACATCTTTTACAGCGTTTGCGAATGCAACTCTTTGCCAAGGCTTTTCTTGAGTTCTAGGCCATTCATTTGACCATTTAGAATTCAACACTCCTGCCAAAAAGTCAGCGCATGTGTCTTTTCCAGAAGCAAGTTGTCCGCAAAAATTTATAATCTTCATGTTATTTAATCCACTTATAATCAAAACAATTGAATTCTGGTTTGCCAACATAATCTAAAAAGTCATGCAAACCATCTCTTTTACACAATGAAAGGCGATACTTTGGATAGCCCTTCTTACTCATTCCCATAAATGTTTTTTTAAATTTTCCATTCCATAAACGACTTTGTATAAAATCAATACAATCTTCTGAAAAAGAATCCGTACAAAATCTCAAAGTGCATTTATCAATTCTAGTCCCATCACCACATATCCAATTCCTTAAAAGGTTGCGGCAACCTAAATCAACGTCCTTAGGAACGAATTTGACACCTTCTTCGCCAATGTACCACCTGTTTCTCTCAGAGTAAAAATTGTCGTAAGACAATGTTTCTAACACAAAATCTGATCTATTTTTAACTGGTTTCACGCTTGATTTCAATCCATTTTCTTTAAATACATCAAGCAAATTCTCAAGCCACTCTTTGTGGACGCATGACTGTCTGTAAACTGAGGCTAAAGCCCTTCCCCTCGGACGTGTCAAATGACCATCTGAAATTAAAAGACCGTCCAAAAACTTAGAAAACTCATCTGAGAACTCATCACATTTCTGCGACCTTTTACGAATTACATGTGTGCGAATACGATTTGGTCTAGATATTCCATACTTTGACACCACTTCGGAAACAATAGTCTTTCCGCATCCCACTTCACTTGCCACTTCTCTTGTGGAAAGTCCATCAGCGTATAGAGCAATTATTTTGTCGTGATCATATTTTTGTACGCCCATATTTAAATTTCCTTTGTACTTAATAACTATAATCGGTTATAATGACTAAAATCAATAGGAAAGGAGATAAAATGTCAAAAGAACCTTATTGCAAAAATTGCCGTCTCTACGATGGCAACAAAGGGGAATGCCAAGTAATCATTCTTCAAGAAGGGGAAAAATATAATTTGCCCGTTTATCCAGATGATAAATGCTTTTTTGAAAGGGAATTTGTTTCAAGTGAACCTAAATTCGACAAAGAAGGCAACCCTCGTTCTGCAAAGGAAGAGTCTTGGACGCCTAATGTTCAAGAGGTCAAATGGTGGGTAGAAGATCCCAAAACTGGGAAGAAGACTAAAGGTGATGGCATTGTAAAAATGCAGTATCCTGAAGGCTTTTTTGGAGAAGAGGATTGATTGCATATATAAAATATGCAGAAATTTTCCACATTCCTAGAAAACCTAGAAGACACTCTTGCGCATCTTGCTAATGCTCAGAGTGGAACTGCTGCCGCATCAATTCGTGGCAAGCAAACTAGTGAGTTAGATCCAGATGATTCTGACAGTGAACATGTTTTGGATTCTGACCCTGAACTTCGTCGTCTTGCAAAAAGACTTAACAGCATAGGGCAAAACGCATTGAAAAATCGTCACGTAATTAGAATGATGCAAATTCTAAAGAAGAACCCTGGCATGGATGCCAACACTGCTGTTGTCATGGCAATGCATGAAATGTTTACCCAGAAGCAATTGCTTTGGAAGCGTCCGCAACAATCTTCTTAATTGCATCATCCTTCATGTTTAATGATTTTTTGACTATCTCTGGATTTGCCACAATCATTTCTGGGCTTGTCAGTCCAGCCTTGTAAAGTTTTGTGGCACGAACCTTTCCAACATTTGGGATTCCGCAAAGACCAACCAAATGTTCTTCTATTCCATAAACCATTCTAGTTCTTATTTTTTTAAAAAAGTCTTTTTTGCCCCATCGACAACTCATTGTGTCGAGCGCCATCAAAACCTCTGACATGCGAGGATAATCCTGCTGTATACTTCTTTGTAGAGCGGCAAAAGATTTGCTAGAACGTCCATTCAATAAATTAAAATAAGCGAACCCAGCCTTTATCGCTGGCTCCATTACTTTTGGTCCAAAAATGCGTCCAATCAAACCAGCATATTGGCTCATTTCCTCCCTCTCAGCTTTGCTAACTATTCCCATTTTATGAGAGTCTATATTCCCCAATGCCATTGAAACCCACAGGTCATTAATCTCATTGCCGCTATTGAATACTCCAGTAAGAGACTTTCTTAGATCCGCTATGTCAAATGGGGAATAGTAAAACATACTTGCTATCTTTCCAACAGAAGTACATTTGAATTTATTATCCTCAACTTTTATCGCGCCACACATAGACAACAAATTCATTACATTATCAACAACCTCTTCATCAAGTTCTTTATTTTGAAAATGAGCCAAACTCCTTTCATACCAATCATGAACTCCTTCCATCGTTTGAATTCCTCCATGATGGATCTCGCTAACGATATGGAACGCCAAAACCTTATGATGCCCTCCTGGGGCTTTGTCCAGCATTTGGGATTGAATATCTTCTGGAACTTGAAGTCGTTCTGACCATTCATCAAATTTACTCTCTGGAAGCAAAATATAAGCGTCCCCCATTGGATCTAGCCCAACTCTTCCAGCACGACCAATCATTTGAAGGACATCATAATTTGCGACCTCAGAAAGCCCCCTATGAACCCCTGTGACGATAACACGACGAGCAGGAAGGTTGCAATTGTGAGAAATGGCTCCACATCCAACATAATTATGAGGAGATTCAACTTCAATTTCTCTGAAATCTCCTCCTTCACACAAACAAACTTCTTCAACCCTTGACCAGCCAATTGGAGAATCAAATAAATCGTTTAGTGAAGAACGTTTTTCGGTGTTTTTCAGAAACTTATCAACAGTTTTTCTATTGCAGTCTGATTTGTTAACAGCGTTCCACAAATCAGTTCCAGAGATTTCTCTAAAATCTTTTGGCTTCATATCATTTTCTTTAATGTGATCTAACAAAAGATCTCTTGCTGGGATCAAGTCTTTAGAAAATTTGTTTTCATCAATGCTTTTTATGTACTCTTTCAATCTTTCGTCTTTATCGGGATGTTTGAACCCTATAAATTCATTAAAAGCAACAACATTTTCATATCCATAAATTCTCAAACGATAAATCCATTCTCTTTTAGCCTTTTGTTTCCTTCCATTTATAATTCTATCTTTATTTTTTTTCTTCCCACAAGATGATCTAATTCCATATCCAAGAAGCAAAGACTTGCAAGATTCAATAGCTTTTTCACTAATGCAAGACAGACCTACAGAAAGATTTCCATTCCCATGATCTTCCATCCCTCCATCAGCATCAAACCAACCTGACAAAAAACACGAAACTCTTTCGCTGTTTTCATAAACTTCTTTAGGAATGTCATGACTTCCATCCCTTCTTCCAATTGGAAGTATTTTTGAAAACTTATCAACAACACTTCTTTTCTTTGTTTGAAAATAATTAACATCATCTTTATTGCAACTCAAACTTAAATTAACTCCAAACTCCTTAAAAAAAACACCTTTTACAAATGGTATATGATCAGTTTTTTCTCCCATACATAAGTTCAGTGAAATTTTATCTTCACCATCTGCATGGTTTCCAGCAAAACACAATGATCCATCTCCAAATGAAAATCCTATTAAATACCAAAAATCACTAAAAGAACTTTTGCTCCAAATATTTAAATTTTTTGGAACTGCAACAAAATCTCCCTTTTTAATATCAGACACTTTGTTCCAGCAAGGAGAATTGCGACCAATGGCACTATAAAATAAATGATCTTCAGATACCGTCATCTTCTCGCCACTTTCCAACTTTAAAAACCATCCACTATCTTCATTAAAAGTCCTCGATCCTAACACCTTTTTAGGCAAATATTTTCCATCAACCTGAGATAGAAGCGTGTCTCCTTCTTTTACCAAAGACACGTCCTTAAGACTTCCATTCCCCATTAACACTCTATCACCATGCTTGTGACATCCCCAAGCCAGAGTAGATGTCGCTATTATGCATCGCAAATCCCCTTTATCCTTAAACCTATTCTGTAGGTCTATTCTTTTCTCTTTGGTTAGATCTGCGTTATGAAACTCTGCTTCTATGCCATCTCTTTTAAGGGCGCGCTTAACCATCTCTCCTGTATTCTTCGTATGAACAAACACTAAGAATTTATCGTCTGGGTAATCGTTCACAATCTGTACGGCAGATCCAACTTTTGATAATTCGTTATCTTGGTAACTTCTTGCCCCGTCCCAATATCTTTCATAATGAACATTTAACTTACATGGTCTAAACGTAGACTCAATCATGTCTGTATCATTTTTAGTCAATGAATAAGATACCCATTCCGCAATTTGCTTTACATTAGGCATTGTTGCGGAAAGCATGACAATACGAGAGTTAGGACTAATCTCACTAAACTTCATCAAACCAGCTTCAAGATGATCTCCTCTTCCTGGGACGGTTAAAAGGTGGGACTCGTCAACAACAATTGTTTTGACTTCTTTCAACCAATCATTGTTCTCAGATTTATAATTACGACAACGACAATTCAACATTTCTGTCGTCATGATTATCAAATCGGCATTTGCCAGTTCTTTTTTTCGGCTCGCAGTAAGACGATAATCTCCTGTGCATATTGAAATCTTCAAATCTTTAAAATGATGATTTTCATTTGTCCAATCATCAATCTTCTCTTGAGTCAAAGCTTTAAGAGGACCAAGGTACATTCCCTTCCCTCCACGCACACGTATCTCATGTGCCAAGTACGCTTCTGCACAAACAGTCTTTCCAGCAGAAGTTGCTGCTGCGATTAAACAACTAGCATCGTGATCATACGTTTCCATCACTCTGCTTTGAAGTGGATTGAATTCCTCAAACGGCCATTCCGCATGGGGATAATCTGCTGTCTTTCTTAATTCGTTTTGATCTACGTATCTTTTTACTGGTGGCATTTATTCTTTCTCGCAATGACAACTGGCTTTTTCTACAGCAACATCAGATTCAAACATAACTATTTTCTCTGGGGTCACAACACTTATTCTATTTTGTTTCAAAACATCCAACAAGTGCTGTGCCAACTCAAACATAAAACTTTCTAAAATTATTCTATCTCTTGGTTTGCGAGGATAGTTTATTACAGCTACCTCCCAACCGTCCTCAGAATAATCTCCTGCTCTGTAAGTTGTCGCAGTAACTCTAACTGGGATCAATACATCATCTACCAAATGCTCATTTTGGAAGTCTTTAATCACTTCATGCAATCTATCAACATCAAACGCAGGTCCATCATAATTCTCTCTTGATCCAATATACAATCTTGCCTCATAATGTGGGGCGTTTTTTATTTTAATATTCATTAAACCTCTTTTGTTGTTGTAAAAAAAAAGCCCGCCGAAGCGGGCATTTTTCTTATCTTGCCTGCCGTTTTCTGTCAGAGCGTTTCTCTGACTCTTTTTTAACCTGATCTTCCAAGGCGTCAATCAAGTCATTAAAATCTTCGCTATTTGACTGATCCTTTAACAGTCGGTCAAGCTCATTTGATCTACTAAAAACATCCATAATTTCTGCCACATCGCCTTGCAAGCGTTGTGCGAACCTGGAATTTAAAAATCTCAGTTCCTCTTCGGAAACTCGACTTACATACTCTCTTAAAACTGTATCGGGATTTTTCATCTTTTTATAAACCCTCATGAATAAACTTATAAATATAAGCAAACTAGAAAAACTACTTATTGCTCGTTGGGCTGATTTTTTAGATCAAAAAACAGTCATGGCTTACACGTTAAATTGTGTACGAGACAATAAAGAAAAATTTGAACTTATCGAGGAGTCTGACCTCCCCAATAAGAACGTACAAATATTGTTATCACAATTTCAATTAGTTGAATTTGGATTTAATTTGTGGATAGATTTTACTGTACCTTCAGAAAACGAAATAACTGTTGGCACAATTGAAGCATTTCTATCCAACACCGGATCTTTGCGATTAAAAAATATTGTCGGCAATCGTTTTGTTAAACAACTTCCAGCAATCTAATCATATCGCCTTCATCATCCATTTTAGTATCTTCAAATATTATTGTACTAGGATCGTCTTTAAAACTCAAGCCTAAATTAAAAGAATCCAACAAAATAGCCTTGTCAGTTTTCTCTGCCATTACCCAACAGTAATCATCATCTTCATTAATTATAATGTTTCCTCGATGATCTTCTTGGGTAATTCCAATACTTAGCTTGATTCCATCTGGTAAAATAATTTCAACTGATCCTTTTTCTTTAAGCTGTGTAATCAAAAGGTGCTGAATCTTGTTTACTCTATTCATGGTTCGATCCTCTACAAAACAAGGTAAGGTTATCTTGTTTTATATAGGATTTGATAATACTTGAAAATCAATTAATAATATCGAACTTGATTAGGGTTCATATACGTGTATTCGTAGCCTTCATACTCCAAATGTTCTACCTCTTCCTCCTCTTGATAGGGATAAGGCTTTAACTCTCCTTCGTTATCTTCCATTAAAGTCCAACAGTATATTTTCCGTTTATCTTTATAGATTTCTATTAATGATAGATTATCTGTTCCAAGTGCTTTGCGAGCTACCTTAAAAACAACATTAAAGGGAAGAAATGGTGCGTTTGCTCCCATTATTTGAAAAGTGACAAGTTTATAAGTTCCATAATCGGCTTTATTGTAGTGAATCTGCAATTTATACCCATCTACATAAGCTTCTATGGATTTAAATAAATTAACCTCATCTTCAACATGAGGAGGAGACATAGGGTAGTTGTATGGAACTAAGCGTTCTCCCAAAGCCTTCAAATTTCTTAAACTTTCATCAATGTCCATAATATTATATATTCAATCCAAAATTTAACTTAGTAATTATGTAATTTAAAAAAAATAGCATATATAATTGCCTCGCCCATTTTTTTTAAATTTTATACTTGCGAACGTTCTCATTATTTTCTATAATTATCGCAATAGGAGTTTACCATGAACAAATGTCTAATGATCGACACCCCCGATCACAAATTATTTACATCCGAAGAAAATTACCCCAGTTTAATTGAGTTCTCAAGAGCTTTAGGAGCAGAAGTCTCGCTTGTTGAGTTTGAAGGAGGCGAATTATGCGACATGAGTGAATTAGCGTCAAAGCTATGCAGTCCAGAGCCATCTAAAGACGAAAGAGGCTATGAAGTCATACAAACCAAAATACCACGCGCTGGAAGACCTAAAAAGCTGTCTGGGGAAGCCAAAGCCCTTGACCGAACTGGGCGGGTAACATCATTCATCGAAGCTGAGTTCCTAGTTGGAAATGAGGTTTGCTTTAAGAATTTAAAAAGCAAATTTAAAAACTACAACATAAACGATGAATCTTTGTCTGATCATCTTCAAAGTATTAAAAAATCATTGTCAGATCGTGGATACAACATCCAAGAAACCATGCCTAAGACTTATCGTGTAATTCTTGACTAGATTCCCATTTGATCTCATCACGATCATTGTGATGCCTTGCCATCACAAACAGCAAATCACTTAAGCGATTTATGTAGGTCAAAAGAAGTTTGTCGCTATCACTATGAGTTGGAAACGGTCCAAAAAAAGCCATTTCTGATAAGTCAATTTTTTGAGCAAGAGCATTTAAAAAGCAACCAACAACCTTTGTCTCTACTCGCCTACAAATTGTGCGAGCGTGATGCAAGTGAACCGACCCCTTTGACCCATGGGGCAATATAAAATTTTCTAACGGTTCACTCTTGCTTTCATAATGATCAATACTCTCTTCAATAGATGATATTCTTTTTGACCAAAAATCATCATCTCTATTTCCGCTAGAAATATTAAATCCAAACTCAAAAATATCTCTTTGAACATCAATCAACAAAGCATGGGCATCAAAATCATAAAATGAACTCATCACAACTCCAAGATATGAACAAAGCTCATCTAAAGCCCCGCCTAATTCAATGAATTCATCGCTTTTATTTACTCTACATGAAAGCAAAGGTGAAAAGGTTTCTCCAAAATCACCAGTTTTTGTGTAAATTTTAGGCATAATTATCGTGTGTTCGATTAACTCTAATGAACGTAGTTTTCTTACTCAAGTCTTTCAAACATTTAGCTCCTACATATGAACATGTACTACGCAGTCCTCCCGTAATTTGCTGCAACGTACCCGCCACAGGTCCCTTATAAGGCACTGTGACACATTTGCCTTCAGATGCCCTATGACCTCTCAAACCGCCGTTATACTTGTCCTGAGCCTCTTTGGAGGACATTCCATAAAACTCTAGCGATTCTTTTTCCAAATCGGAATGCCCGTCATAGCCCTCTACCTCCTTGAAATTCCACCTTCCCTCACATTCATCATGCCCAGCAAGGAATCCTCCAAGCATTACAAAATCAGCGCCAGCACCAAAAGCTTTTGCCACGTCTCCTGGTTGTCTGATTCCTCCATCGCTACAAATGTGACCGCCTAATCCATGTGCTGCGTCTGAGCACTCTATGATGCTAGAAAGTTGGGGAAATCCTATAGCCGTTACCGTTCTTGTGAGGCATGTACTTCCGCTCCCAATTCCGCATTTTATAATATCTGCCCCACCAGATAGCAACAGACTTTCTACCATTTCTCTAGTGCATACATTTCCAGCCATAATTGTAGATTGGGGAAACTTTTCACGCACTTCTAACACCTTCTTCTCAAAGACATTCATGTACCCATTAGCAACATCAATGCATATACAAGGAATAGACTCAGCCCTTTCTGCGACCTTATCTATCTTTTTAAAATCGCTATCAGATATTCCCATTGTGTAAAACACATCATACTTGCCATCAGTTGAGAAAAACTCAGACAATTGATCGACAGAATAGTGCTTGTGAAGTGCAGTCAAAGATCCTTCATTTGACATAGCTTTCGACATGGCAAATGTTCCAATACAACTCATATTGGCCGCTACTACAGGGACACCTCTAAAGGTATTTTTTGAATTAAGAAAAGTATATTCTCTAAACAAGTCTACGTCTGAACGACTAGAATTGTCGGACCTTTTAGGTCTAATTAAAACATCAGAAAAGTCAAGCTTTACATCTTGTTCAATTTGCATTCAACACTTCCTACTTCATTAAATCCTCGTTTTGATCAACGACAGCCACTTCAACAGTTTTGTCACTATTAGTAAGAGCAATTGCTTCTTCAAAATCCGAAAAATATTTACGAACTTGGTCAGCATCGTCTGCATCAACCAATTTTGGATGTTCAAATAACAACTCCATAGGAATCGTATTTCTTGAAAGGGCGGATTTAAATTTTACATTTTCGCTGCCAGCGTATTCAGGCTTAACTTCATAATTTCCACCTGTTCCTGGCGTTATTCTTTCGGATTGAATCAATGCCGTCAATAAACCGCCAGTAGGATCAATTCCACGATCAAAATATAATGGAATCCCACCTTCATTTGTAGATGTTGGAATTTCAAGAAACGGAGTATTGGACCTGTTCTTTTTGTTGGCAACTTTAATATTAACGCCCAACGGCTTCTTCAACTCCTTGTCTTCAATCTTCTTATGTGCAGAAGTTCTAACTCTGCAAGATGCATAAAACTCCAAAGACTTCCCTCCCGGTGTTATTTCTGGATTTCCGTACATAACTCCAATTTGCATACGTGTTTGATTAATGATAAACAATGTAGCATTTTCTTTTTGAAGTATGGGCGTTAATTTTCTTAACTCTTTGCCAATAATCTTCGCCCTTTCTCCTGGCTGTTCCTTTGCTCCAACGACTCGCTTCCATTCGGCATCGTTATACTCTTCCCCAAGATCGGTTTCTCTAAGCTCTCTTTCACATGGAGATACTGTAATCGAATCGTACACCACACAGATAGGAACATCTGGTCCTTTAACTTCTCTGATCTTCCTTATTACATTTGTTATTTTTGCAAACGCCCTCTCTAGCGTCTCTGGCGTATATCTAATAAGCCTGTTTAGATCAATATGTCCAGCACGCTCTGCAAAGTCAGGGTTTAATGCATTTTCTGTATCTAAAAGAATTGCATAACCATCAGCCTTTTGCGTGCCTCCCAAAATAGTCATTCCCCAAAGAGACTTAGCCGATGCTGATGGTCCATAAAATTCTGTTATTCTTCCGCCTGGAATTCCACCACCAATAAACCTTCCAGAGCAAACAAAATTCATTGCCAAATTGCCAGTATCAATATAATATGTCACTGTCTCTGCGTTAGCAACTACTTCTCCACCAAACTCTGATGCCAACTCATTGAAAATATCATCATCGGTTTTCTTCTTAGATTTCTTCTTCGCCATTTTTATCTCTTTATATGTTAATTATTCTATGCCTGCATTGGCAAGTATTCTTTTAGCCTTTTCAACTTCCTTACGAAGCTTGTCTTCCTGCCTTTTCTTTTTGGCGGCAGACTTTCTATCCTTCGCCCTCTTAAGGCTGGCTAGTTCATCTGTATAAACCTTCTTTTGTCTTGCATCAAAAGTCTTCTTCAACGAAGTCTTGCCAATAGATTGCACAATTTTAACATTGTCATTAGCCAATTCTCTAATCACATGATCTGTCAAGTTTTCTAAATCAACTTCCTGCAAGTCCCTAGCATAACGAGTGTCAGAGTAATAATACCTCTTTTCCGCCTTCAACTTTTCTTCTCTGTCTTTTATTTCCTTCAAGTTGACCCAACCCTTTTCTTTAAGTGATTTATTTAAATTTTCATCACTATCTTCAAGAGTCTTTATTGCCAAGGAATTTATGTCCCTCTTCAAATCAAAATTGCCTTTAGATAAGGCAATTAAGTCATCCATGGAATTGATTTCCTGCACCCTCATATCAGGCTCACAACAACAATTGTCATCATAACCACGATCATAGCACTCGCAACTATTTGCATTTACTAAAATTAATTTGTAGGACATTTCGCACCTAATTTAAAAAAAGCGACCCTCGCCTACCGCCATCCAGTCGCATGCGGTAGGCGAAAGCCAACTAATTACATTCCTTGAATATCATTCCAGAAATCATCTTCGATAAGTGTTTCACCACCATCAGGCTTGACTTCTGTAGCTGTAGAAGCAGCCACCTCTTCTTTTACTTCAGACTTAGTTTCGACACTAGCGGCAGGAGTATCTACAGGAGCATCCACTTTAACCACTTCCATCTCAACTTTTGTCTCAGTTTTAATCTGAAAATCTTTCGGATTATAAGAAGATGTACTTGCACCTGTTGGCTTGATGATGCCAAGATGGATCTGCAACTTTTCCTTAAGTTCTTCAAAAGGAAGAACTCTTCTCAAAGCGGCAATGTCATGCAAGTTTTCTGCCCACTTAGCACGATCCTCTGGACTTCCAATTGAAGATGGATCGAGAAAACGAGTCTTGCTGTAGTCTGGGAATTGACCTTTTTGATCCTTGTAGATCCTCAATGTGCGACCTTCATCTAAGTCGGTCACATCACCCATTTTTGGAATTCCCTTATCTTCATTTCCTGTGAAGGAATTGATGATAGTCTCATGCACTGTTACGCCAACAGAAAGAATCTTGTTGTCGTTGTCTACAGCATCGTTGTCAGATCTTCCGACCACAACAACATTGTAATAAAAACGAGCAATAGGCTTTAGCTTCCTGGCATCGTTCTTTTTAGCTTCTGCTTCTGGATGACGACCTTCTTTGTCAAGTTGGTCTGCCTCTTTCCACAGATGAGTATAATGAAGATTTGCGGGACAATCTTCTTCGCCTTCTGGGGCTACCCAGTATCCGCCTTTCAACACTCTGCGAGAGTGGTATGATCGAGGATTAACGCCATTGACGCCTAGCTTGACAAGACGTGTCGGTTGACACAATCCGCCAGCCATAATTGGCTTGGTCTTATCTGGAGGAAGGACTCGAACGTCCACCCATCCAACACCATCAGGCATTTTTACGAAATTCTTTAAGTAATCTTGGTTTCCAGGGTTGTCCTTCTTTTGAAGTCTATCCCCTTCGCTTTGTAAGTCATTTAGTTGGTCAAGGTCTAAAGCCATTGTACTTCTCCGGTTGTTGTTAAAATAGTTTTTAAGTTACGTTCGTTACTGTGGACTGTCGCAATGAAACTTCCTACCCAATCAACTGCTCTTAAAAAGAGTCTTACACCAAGGCAATAGGCTCTAACGTATTTCTCGGTCGTCCCGACCGTGCGTAACCTCTAAGAGGACTTTATTCTTTTCATTACTATAAACCGTATCGGAGAAGCAATCAATAGACTTTAATTAATTTTACGATTTTTTATTTTGAGTCGCCAAATGCCTTTCAACTTCCTCTGCCTCTTTCCTGGCTTTCTCTTTCAAATAATTAACCTTTTCATCAACTGTCTTAAGACCTTGCGCCTCAAGCTCCTCATTCAACTCTTCTCGCTGAAGATCTTCTTTGATGTGTTCTTCTTCTAAGGCTTCAAGAATTTTCAAGTTATGTTCTAATTGCTCAAACGCCTTTCTCTCTCTTTCCTTATCGTTTTCATCTTTGATCTTCTGTTTTTCTGGACTGCGATATGGAGGGTCTGGTTTGTCGAACAGTTTAGCCTCAAGATCTAAAGCGGCTTCAATCCTTTTCCTTTCCTTCTCTGTCTTCCTGATAGCCGCTCTTTTGATACGCACCTTTGCCTTGGCATTGCGTTCTTTTTCTTTCTTCTTTTTAAATTTTCTTTGCTCTTTGTTCATAATTTTACCTTAATGCTACCATGCTACCTGGATCTCCGCCCGTATAGCCTTGATCTACTGAAAAATCGCCAACCAAACCTCTTCCCTCTGGAACAAAATGATTTGCATGCATGATTTGCTTAACTCCAGTATTATCAACCGTAACGTAAGCAATTCCGTGAGCCGCACTGTTTCCAGCATTTCGTTCTTCATAAATTGGATACTTAGTGCCATGCGAAAAATTCAACTTTCGTCTTTTTGCTTCATCTTCAAGATACTTCTCTGGGTTATAAACCTCATAACGTATAGGAGGCTTTCCATTCAATATCTTACTCTGAGGCTGAGCCTGAGTCTGGTGAGGTGCAGGAACAGCTTGAGGAACAGCTTGAGGAACAGGAGCTACTGTTGTCTGCACTGCCACTGGAACGGCGACAGGAACTTCATGAGGCATAACCCCCGCTGGAAGTGGCGGTGCTGGAACCACCTGAACCACGTCTTCACAATGCAGTTTTGCACCTTGATCAAAGCGATATTTCTTATTTTTTAAAATAATACCGCCCTTAGTCTCCTTAAAGCTAATTTTCTTTTTGGCAAGTTCGTGAATAGTGCAGTCGAATACCATAACATCGCGCCGAGCAAACTGTGCCATAATCGCACCAGCCAATTGCTCTAAAGAAATGTCCTCAAATGGCTCTCCTACCTTAGAATCAAACTCTAATTCTTCGTCGGTGTCGTATCCACGCTCACCTTTTTCATAATACTTATAATTTACTGCGTATCCCACTGTGTCTCCTAATTGAATTAACCTTTCTAAAGTAGTATTTATGCTAAAAGAATTACTTTCCTTTCAATTTGTTCCATATGGAATTCCACTCAATGCTCTCTTCTGGAGAAATATCTGGGGTCTTGGCTCTTAACGTCGCCATGTAGTTGTGTGGGTCGTTTAAATTTTGTCCACCGAGAGTTATTGTGTCTCCCGATTTCACAAGTCCTGGCAACATCCCTGATGGCTCGTTTATTTTTCCAACTTCTCTAAATCCCCAGTCTGTAACGTAACTCATTATATTTTCCTATTTTCTTGAAAACTTCTTAAAAGGACCTTTTTTGAACTTATGGAAATTTAAATTCATGCATTTTGCACATGTATACACCCTTCCACACTTGCCACACGTCCAACAATCGCACTTAGCTCTCTTTTTTTTGCCTCCACAAAGAAGACATAAACCTTTTTCCAACCATTTGTTCTTCAACTTCATTTCTGAACCAATCCTACGCCATATCTTGTATTTATCGTGACTGGCTCACGATTGACAACCTTACAGAAATTAAAATACGCCTCTTTAGCATTCTCGTGAGAATCAACGTAATCCATTACAATCATACCGTCTTCACTCAAATTCAACCAAGCTAGGTCCAAATGAGCCATATGCGAATCATATCCCATCTCTTCATTAATGAATATTATATCCCATTTCCTGCTACCTAACATGTCAGTCCATTCTTTATCAAAAACTTTTCCAACATACGTCTTCAAATTGCCTCGGTAATGGTCTTTTATGTTAGAAGATCCCAACCTTGAAGAATAATGTTCATCTGATGATTCTTGGAAAGCTAGAAAATCTTTTACCGTCTTGCACCCCATCAAAAAACAACTACTCAATAACCCTAAACGAAACCCAAATTCAACCATGGACTTAGGCTCTATCTCGCATCCTAGATAATAATAAAATGGAGCATATTTGGAATTGTTATACGCCAATGTACTACGAGAACTTTCACTTATCATCCGTAAACGATCCAACAATACTCGACTATCTATGTGAGATGATTCAAGCTTGTCTTCTATACTTTTCTTTAGATTAATCACAATTATAAAATAGTAAGGAACAAATAAATGGACCGAATAGAACACCCATCAATGGAATATTACAGAGAAACATATAAAAATAGCCCTATATGGAATGGTGAACCACTTGAAAACAAAACCCTTATCATCTACTGCGAACAAGGGTATGGAGACATCTTACAATTCCTTAGGTATGTTCCTCCAATACAAATATATGAAGGAGGAAAAATATATCTGCATGTGCCAGAAAGTTTGCATAGACTAATTGAATTCCAAGATTGGGGCGTAAATTTAATTAAAAAAAACGACCCAAATATCCCAAAACATGATTTCAACGTCCTTTCAATGGATCTCCCTTCCCTGTTCTCAAATATCATTCCAAACAAAAAGTATATAAAAGCCGATCCACATCCAGATATATCAAGTGATAAAAAACTAATGGGAATATGCTGGGAGTCTTCAACTCAAATCAAAAACATAAACCTCTCCAATTTCAAAAAATATTCCGACCAATATGACATATTCAATCTAAACATACCAATAGTCGATCAAAGTCTATTGGAAGGATGCGAAGATTTCGAACTTCTAGGAGTTGAAATAAATGATTGGATGGATACCGCTCAAGTAATAGAATCTATGGATGTCGTAGTTTCCGTAGATACAGCAGTTCTACACCTCGCTGGAGCTATGAAAAAAGAAACTTATGGCATCCTAAATGAAAATCCAGATGCAAGATGGGGAAATAATAAAAAAACTCCCTGGTATCCTACTATGAAGTTGGGGAAAATTGATGAAATCGAACTAAGTTAAGACTATGAAACGATCAATTGTGTTTTACGCCGAAGGTGGACTCGGAAAATGTATTTGTGCCACTGCTGTGATACGAAGCATTAGAAAAACATATCCAGACGATGAAATTATAGTAGTCTCTCCTCATGCAGGAGCATTTAGATATAATCCAAATGTCGATAAACTTCTATGCCCTGGAACAAATATCTATGAAAGCCTAGCATTAGAACGTGAAGAATTTATCATTTACAAGGTAGATCCATACATGCACATTGATTACATCAGAAAACGTCGTCATGTAGTAGATGTTTGGTGCGAAATGATTGGAATACCATATGATGGAAGTAAGCCTGATTTATATATATCCAAACATGAAGAGGTTGAAGCTAAAGCATTTGCTGCTCAATTCTCAAAACCATTGCTGTTCATGCAAATAACTGGTGGCGGAGATCCAACACAAGACACAGAGCTAGAACAATCCAAAGGCTCTCTTCCTATGCAAAAAAGAGATTTGGATATTACTGTTGCCGAAAAAGTCGTATCTGCCGTAAAAGACAAATATGATGTCATTCAAATCAAACAAACCAATCAACCTGGGGTCACTGGAGCAAAAATGCTTACAGCAAAAGATACTAGGTTTTTATACTCTATAATTAAACATGCAGATAAAATATTGCTGACAGACAGCTTTATGCAACACGCTACAGCAGCATTCGATAAACCAGCAGTTGTTTGCTGGTGCGGAACATCGCCAGATGTGCTAGGACACGATCTGCATACCCATTTAAGAAATCAAGTGTGTGACACCCCAGAATGCCATAGACCTAATACATCTTTATCAGATGTTGATGCGTTTGGAGCAATGTGGGAATGTCCAGTAGGAGAAATATGTCGAACTCACCCTGTGGATGCAATACTGGAAGCATTAGATGTGAAAAAGGAAACGATGCAACTGATAGGAGGGCATACCTTGTCGTCGGACCAGAATCTTCCGGTTCTCGATTCGTCCATAATCTCATCCAGGCCGCAGGATGTCAAGGGGTAAAGTACGTTTACTCCTTTCCGCAAGATGGACGCGAAAATGAAATTTTCCGTGAGGAAAATTTTACGTCCCTAGATAACGCCTCTAACTTTATTGTTTGGCATAGATCTGTCCCAGATGGCGCACATGAAACAGGGCAGGGAAAACTTGATGACTGTTTTCCCCCTCTACAGGAAATGGTTTTTGCTTTACAATCTAGAAATTACAAAGTTCATTTAATTGTGTGTGTTCGTGATCATTTGGCAATAATTAAATCTCAAATTTCACGCCAAATGTGTGCTGATCCTTCTGACGGGTTTTCTCGTGTACGTAAAGCATATGAATACATCTTCTCTGTGTCGTCTATATGCGACACTTTGACTGTTTGTAGTTATGACAGTCTAGTGTTACGTCAGAACGCTCCACAGGGCTTTGTAGAGGCTTTGGGACTAGATTACGTTGCTATTACAATCAAAGACGGCACAGATAAATACTATTGAGTGATTTCCTCTGAGATCAGTTTGTAATATTTATTTTCGGTATGCATATAGTATTCCATTTGCTTCGTGTCTTTATTGTAAAACAATGTTGCTCCACCTTGCTTTTCTTCTGGAACTTGTCTTACAATGTCAGCAGCAACTTGTTCTCTTGTGTTTGGATCGTATAGAACCCAAGGAGGATCGGTTGCTCCTAAAGTTGCTTTGCATTTTACAACTAAACATCTTACACATATTGTTCCAGATGAACAACAACCTCCGCAATAAACACCAGGACTAAGTGTGTTTATCATCAAGCAACCTGTACAAACGCAAATCGCATCTACGCCTTTTGCACATACATTAGATACCTTAATTTCTCCGCAGCTACAACAACCTCCGCAGTAGACAGTAGGGACAACGTTAGTGCCACAGAATGGCCCACCACATACAAGGGAGGTACATACGGTAGAGGCACCAATAAATTTTGTACAAATATTACATACGCCAATATTGCCGACAGAACAATCGCCACCGTAGTAGCCCGTTGCGTTGATGTCGCCTGCGATGCAACACACACATGCGCAGGTGCCGCATATAGTTGAGGCGTCTAAAACATTAGTTACACACATATCACAAGTAGTAATATCTGTTGTATTAACGCAACCTAACTCACCGCAAGAGAAATTGCCGCATGTGCCGCACATACAATTTGCATTTATGGTGTTGCACTTATTGTTAAAACTTATTGCCATTACCCTACCTCACTTAAATAAATTGTTGCAAGCCAGTGAATTGTGTGTGCCGCCACACCTGTCACTCTAATTTCTAAAGCCTCATTGGTATTATCGGCGACAACATCAGCCTCCCAAGCAGTATCGTCTTCATCTAGCACGGTTTTAATCGCTGCCGAATTCATCAATGTAGCGTTTGCCCCATCTCGCTTTAATATTCCTTCAAACTTATAAGCTGCCGAATCTCCCGTTCCTGTCCCAGCAGTTTGTCTCGCTGCTAATAGGATCGAGAAACACCAAGTTCTATTAGCTGGGATTGTTAGTCTGTTAGATGCACCAGCAACCGCACCATCGGTCGTCAAAACAACATTGACTGTTCCATCAGTGGTGGCAATCCTTGCCGTTAAGATACTCATTTGAGCATCGCCAGTTGAATCGAAATTTCCTGTAGATCGTGAGAATTGCCCACGTTTATCGGCAAGGCAATTGTATCCTTGCGCCCATGCCAAATCACTTGATGCGGTTACGCTTTTCCCCTGTGCGAATGATCCGTAACTCCCACTTGCTGTTGCATAATATCCTTGAGCAAAGCATCCAAAAGCACCACTTGCAACTACATCAAACCCTTGTGCAAATGTTCCATAAGGACCTGATGCAATTGCGTTGCTTCCTTGTGCAAAACATCCTTGTCCATAACTTCCACCACTTGCAGTTGCATTTTTCCCTTGAGCGAATGACCCATGAGAA